TCGCCTGTCGTTCTTTAAACAGGTTGTCTACCATGTCTTTGATTGTCCGTTCGGACTGAACTACCACCGCCAGCAGGACTAGGCAGACCAGCCAGCGAGTTGCAAATTCAAACATTGTTAGCTCCACCTTTCTCTCAGCTCTTTTTCGACCTGTTCTGACTTTGCGGTGATGTAATCTGCAAACTCGTCAGGGGTCATGTCCTCTTCTTTGAATTTGCCAACCATCTCCTAGTACCTGTCACCAATGCGGATGATTTTCTGCACCTGTTCATCGGTCAGGTCTGCATCGCACCGAAGGTTCTGAATCAGTGCGCCCCATGTGGCAGCAATTCCATCCAGAGCCATGCGGAATCCGTACAACTGGTTCTGCCGTGCGATTTTGCGGAGGCTGGTTGACATCGCCTGTTTGCCAGACGATGGGCGGTTTCTGCGCTCATTCATGCGACTGCTCCTTGTCGGTGAAAAGTTCAAACGTGACTTTCAGCGTTTTGCCACCACGGACTTCCCATGCCTTTTGAATTTCGGTCTTGTTGTCACGCATCATTTCCGTGATGAAATGCCCCATGACCGCCGTAATCGCTTCATCGGTCACATCTGACTTGTTGCGCCACATCTTCAAGCCATCTTTTCGAGGCGGTGCCATCGTTCCTGCATAGATGTTTCCAAACATCCCGCATCCAACATGATATTCAGCCATTTTTATTCTCCTTTGCTTCAAGGCGAGAGAGCCAACGGATTTCCTTTTCGTGCTGCATCTTCTGCATCCGCTCAAAGGCTGCATCATCCATGCAGTCCAGCGCAATAATGCAGTTCACAACGTCTGCATATTCTTCCTCAAACGCCTTTCGGCATTCTTCGATGCTCTTCGGTGTCGGGTTCGTACCGTCCAGCGCACGGCGCAGCTTCAACGCAGCCTGTGCCAGTTCAGATGCTTCTTCTGCCAACTGTGCCAAGATTTCCGTCTTGGGAAGGATGTCTGAAACTTTCTTACTCACTTTTTTCTCCTTTCAGCCAGTCGTTCAGTTTTGCCATGCAAGAGGGGCAAAGAAAAAACGGGTCATCTGAATAGATAAAAATTTTCCTATTTTTCTTTGTAATGCACCTGCAAATAGAATTGTTTTCTACTTTTTGTGTCCGCTCACTTATGGAGAACTCTGGATATTCAAATGTTTCACCGCATCTATCGCATTTCATGTTCTTTCTCCAGTCTCTTTAACAGCCCATCCACGTCATACCGCCAATGGACACGCAGCCTTTTTGCTTTGACCTCTATTCCCTCTTGTTCTGCCCACTGCCAAGGGATGCTCTTCCGGCTCTCGTTGTAACGGAACGCCAGAACCTTGCTGGCAGGGATTGCAAAGGTGCGGTTGACCGCCCTGTAATTGACTATCACATGGGCGGTCTGACCGCTGTACCCCATCGCATCCACCATGTCAGTGATGTGTTTTTCTTTGCGGTATTTGCACTTTGCCTTGTCGTACTTGCCGAACACCTTTTCCAGAGGGATAGAGGGCGTTTCGATGGTTTTCAGCTCAAACAGGTGGTTCATCGGGTGTCGGTACACAAGGAAGTCGCAAATGTTGTCGATAGAAAAGGACAGGTTCTCGTTGCCGCCGTAGTAAGTGGCAGCACTGTCTTTCAGGCGGTAGCACCACGCATCGGACGGGACGGATGCCTTGAAGTCTGCTTCAAACTGCTTGCCGGTGTTCATTCGTTGTCCTCTGGTTCATCGGGTAAAGGCATCCAATGTGTTACGTTTTCAAGTCGTTTTTCATCAAATGTTGTAAGCCAATCGCCATCGTCTGTGAGCACTGCCGTTTGCATTCTGCTCGTTTCGTCATATACTGTTTCGTCAAATACCAGAACCGGCTTGCTTTCATACCAAAGCGTACATTCTCTGTCTCCATCTACTTCGGTGACTTCTTCCGTCATTTCAGGCAATTTGTCTTTTACATTTGTCCATGCGATAGATGGGTAGTTTTCAAGCTGTTTGGCAAGTGCCAAAACAAGGTCAGCAACGGCGTCAAGGGCAACGCCTTTATCGTATTCAGAGTAAATTCCGCTGTTCATAAGCGCTTTAGCTTCGGCTTTTTTACCGTTCCCGCTTTCCTTCCACGCTTCAATAAACGGTTCTACGTCAACAAGTCTCATCCTCGTTCACCTCTAAATTCACTTCCGAGAAACCGTTTCTTGCCTTTTTCCCGGTGCTTATCCTCATAATCACGGTGGTACACGCTCTGGCTGTGGTTCAGCTCATACACGAACGCCTTGCGTTCCTCGAAGTCTTTCTTCTCTGCCTTGTACTTCTCGCAAGTGTCGTGGCAAGCTTTGTGGCGTGATGTGCAGTTGAGACAACAAGTAATCATTCTTCGCCGAATCTCCTTTTTGTTACAGCCATCGGGAACTCTTCGATTTCCGATGCAAACCGTGCTGTGCCTTTTCCGTATGTGGTCTCCCACACAAGCGGAAAACCGCCGATTCCGTCAAACAAGCTGCCCAGCGTTGCGCCCGCCGGAAGGTATTGCTTCATTTTCTGGGCGATCCAGAACCATTGCGGAAGTGCGATGCTGTTTCCCAGTGCCTTATAACGCGGGCTGTCTGCCGCCTTGTGCTTTTTCCCTTTGGTGTCCGTCCATTCTCCAATGTCCGTCCACCCGTCCGGGTAGCCTTGCAGGCGTTCGCATTCTGTTGGTGTCAACCGCCGGACGATCCAGTGAATAGCTTTCTCTGCAATTAGACACTCGCTACCATTTCCAACATTCCCAGCTTTTGCTTTCATGGTTGAACATTTGTCGCTTTTCTTGTAGTAGCTGTAAGACTGTTCGCTGAATGTCTGACGCTCAGTTATGATGGCTGTATAGTCCGTCACTCTGCTTTCATGGTCTCCGGTAATGGTCGGCACTGTCTTGCCATTACCATTTCCCCGTGCATCAAAGACCTTATACGCTACTGCCGGGCGGTCAACAGTGTTCAACGTGTAGCTCTGGTTTTCCTTCACGCCGGAGCCATTTGCGCCGGCCGTTTCAGAGCGATCAATAATGTTTCCTGCTAGGCAATAGACCGGCTGAAAAAGGGTCTGATCCTGTAGCGTCGAAAGTATTCCTGTTTTTTCGGTCTGCACCAGTGCGCCTTTGCCGCCCCCGGCACAGCCTGACCGGATTTTCAAGGTGTAGGCTTGCCCCCCCCCGCTGGCCAACCATTCGATCATTTCCAGCAGGGCGGTTTCCAGCAGTTCTTGCAACTTCTTGCCACGTCTGGATGCTCTGGTCAGGATGCCCCGGCAGGCTTTCGCGCTCAAATAATATTTTTCCGGCACGTCCACCTGCAAAATCCACGACAAGAGCGATACGTTTTCTTCTCTGGGGCACTCCCCAATATTGAGCGTCGAGCTGTCGCCAAGCCAGAGACCATCCGTTTCCGGCGATTGCTCCGGCTTTGCTCCATCTGCCCCCCCTCGGAGGTCCAGGAACAGCAGCGTCCGCTTGTCCAATGCGGGCAAGTTCTTCCAGCACGGCACGGAAATCTCTTCCTCCGTTTGAACTGAATGCTCCGGGTACGTTTTCCCAAATAGCGAAAGTTGGATACAGTCCATTTGTGCTTGACCTCATTTCCTTTATGATCCGAACCACTTCCATGAACAACCCGGAGCGTTCTCCGGCAAGTCCAGCCCTGCGTCCAGCAATGGACAAGTCCTGACATGGGCTTCCGAACGTGATACAATCCACAGGCTCTATCTGGTCGCCGTGAATCTTTGTGATGTCGCCCAAGTGTTTCATCTTTCCAAACGCCCGTCCAGCCAGATAGCACAGCTCTTATATAAGGTAGGCGGTTAACGGCTTACAAATCAGAATGGCAGCGAACCATCCGGCTCTTCAATCAGAGAGAAGTCATCGTTCCCGCCCTGCGAGTAGCCGGAGCCAAACCCGCCAGCCAGTGTTTTCTTCGGTCTGACCTCATAATCGCCGGAACGAATCTTGTCCACGCTGGTAAAGCGGTCAACGACCAGCTTCGTCTTGATGTTTCCATCGTTGCCCATGTACTCTTCCTCACGGAGAACCACACCGACCAGCTTGCCACGCAGGGTCTTTTCATCGTTGTTGAACTTGTAGCCGGGATTGGACTGCTCCACAGCGGTGATAAAGCCCTTGAAGAAGGGCAGCGCCTTCTCTTTGTAGCTCTTGATGGTCTTTCCGCCCCATGCCCATTCGCCCGGATTCAGCTTGCCACGCTCGATAAGGGAAGCGGTCTTCTCACGCCAATAACCCTTGAACTCGCCCTCTACGACTTCCCACTCGATGTTCAGACGTTCCTTTGCGGGCTCGTCCGTTGCCTTGCAGATACCGGCAACATAGCCGCCAACCGGCATGTCACGGCGTTCGGTAGCTTCCTGCACGTCATTCCAGTTGATGTTCTTCATCTGTTACTCTCCTTTGTTGTCCGGCTGAACCGGGATGTTGTAATACTCACGGATGGTCTTGTCTACAGCGGCGAGGTCGTTCTCGATCAACGCATCGTTGAACATCCCAAGAGGGGTTTTCACGGTGTCCATCCCATCATTGCGGGTGCTGAACAGGTACCGCCCATCCTGCACAACGGTTTTCAGAACGATGGTGAAGTACCCTTCCACGCAGACCTTCTCGTCCAGCAGCTTGCCGATGGTCTTGAACTTCTCGCCGCCGTCTCCGTCGCGTTCGCTGTGACCAAAGAAGTAAACCACCACATCGTCCGGCAGTTCCTTTGCCCGCATCAGCAAGGCGTTGAAGTTGGCTGCCATGTCGGTAAACTTCTGATATCCAGCGACCTTTGCGTTCCGCATGAACTCGCCAGTCATAAGATAGGTGGCATCGTCAATGACGATGGACTTACGCTTGGTGCTGTGGATTGCAGCATCAATCTTGCCATAGTCGTTGGTGATATAGGTTTTCATGTTGCTGCGGAACGGAAGCGGCTTGCCAAGCACGTTGATAACCGCAACCTGTTCCGGGTCAAAGTTCCGAAGCGAAGCGGATTTACCGCTGCCGGAGTGACCGTAGACCATTACTAATACTGCCATCAGTTGTTCTCCTTCCTCGCTTCTTTTCTCGCTTTACGGCAAGCCTGGCAACGATTGGGCAGTGCCATGTTATGCGATTCAAAGAAAATGCGTTCTGAACGAGAAATTTTAAATGCTTTTCCGCAGTCACGGCACATTTTCTCAATGCTTGTGCTCTCGTCCCACGAAGCCCTTATTGCGGCATCTTCGATAGCAAACGCTTCCTTGAATCTGTCACCAAAGTTCCTAACAAGCGTATGCTGCGGTGCGTAACCGTTCTTGCGGAGCGTCTCCTCCAAGTTGTTCCTTTTACAGTTTGCGCAAAGAGTTTCCGTGCTGTTCGGGAACACTGAAAAAGGCTTATTGCACTTTTCGCAGTGCTTAATTTCTTTCTTGTATTTGCCCATTTTCTTTCCTTTCTTCGGCTTCATTATGCTTCATTGCTCTTACTTTGGCTTAATTTGGCTGTACAAAATCAGCCAGCCATCAATTCTGCCAACTGCGCACGAAGGTCTTTCAGCTCCGCTTCCCTGTCGTCAATTTCAGACTGCAAGTCCTCAATCTCAGCCATTCTGTCGGCTTCTTTGGCTTCCGCTTCCTGCTCACGGGTCAGGAAATACACGCCGTCCTCCGGCTCGGTCACGCCACCGAATCTGTCAAGGTTAATCATCCTTTGGTCTCCCTCTCTTACGTTCCTCTTTGATTTGCAGTGCACTGTACCACTGGTCTTTGTCAATTTCGATGGTAGACCACCGATGATTACAGACAATGCACTTTTTTCTGCGAACGATGCTATCGTGGTCAGACCGGCTGTCAACCGTTGTAATGTTGTCACTACCGCACATCGGGCATTTCATCGTGCATCCCTCCACCCGTTCGTGTGGTTGGCAACACGCTTGATTTTGCGGCATTCTCGCTCGCTGCGTTCGTCTTCCTCAGCACTGACTGCCAACGCACACAGCAAGATAGCCGTTGCGAGAAGCCCGCAGGACACGATCACCCAGCAAAGCATCTGCGCTGTGGTCTGGCATCCTTGAATCGCATCACCGCACCCGACTGCTGCAATTGCCGCGACCAGACCAAGCATGGAAAGCGCCATTCCTTTCAAAGTTTTCATTGGTTCTCCTTAGTTCAAAATGATGTCAAACATAAACGGTTTTCTTTCGTTTATCACGATTGTTGCGTTCAAAACCTGCGCTATCTTTGCAAGCGTTTCAGTTTTAACACCAGTCTTGTACGGTTCTTTGTTCGGACTAGTGATGTTGTAAACTGTTTGCTCTGACAACCCGCTCCTGTGAATAAGCTCAAGAGCGCTCATGTTTCGCTTTTTAAGCGCTGCTTTCAGTGTCATCTGTTCTCTCCTTAGCTTTTCACTGAATGACCAAAAATCCAGATGGTTGCCATCAGAGCGCCAACCGCAATGATTGCCCGCGTTGCATCTACCCCAACCAGAAGATCAATCCGGTGAATCAGCCAGAAGTTCAGCAGGAACGCTGCGAGAATCAGTGCTAAGAAGATTCCCCAGATCAGGACGATTTCTACCAGTGCTTTCATCTTTGTCCTTTCTATTATGTATGTGTTCCAGCCGGTCTTTCTCCCGGCTGTGCCAGCGGATTTCCCGCTTTCCGTAGTATCTACCGTTCATAGGTTAACTCCCCTGTTGAAAGCATCTGCGATACCTCGCCGTAATGTTTACCCAGCTTGTCCGCAAGGGCTTGAACTTCTCCTATGGATGGAAAAGTCTTTTCCAGCTTCTTCTTTTCTTGCTGCTTGATTTTGTACGCTGCCTTCGCGTTCAGGTTCGCCTTTGCGTTGTAGGCTTTCTTGGCGCATCCATTGTGGTACTTCTGCGATGCTACTTTTTTCAGCATCGGCTTTCCGCAGTATGCGCAGAACGCCTTACGGGGCTTGAATGTAATTCCGTCTTTCTTGTGCTTCCTGTCACGCTCTTTGTCAACCTTGCGCTTGCATTCGGAGCAGTACTTTCTTGTCGGTCTGACCACGCCAAGATACAAGCCGCAGCGCTCACAGTACTTTTCTTCCACGCTGCATCTCCTCTTTCAGTCTGGCTTCCCGATTGTGACGTTCAAAGCACTGGTTGATGGATTTCTCCATCCACAGCACCTTGTTGGCATCGTTTCTGGATACGCCAGCGGCCATTGCAAGCTTCAGTCTGCGCTTGTGGCTTTGCGCTTTACGAAATTCCATCACCAGCACTCACCAGCCTTTTTGACGATGAACTCAGGCACGTCCCTGCCGGTAGCCCGGCACAGGCAGACGCACTTGGCAATCCAAGTATCAAAAGAAGCAGAAGGGATGCAGCACGTTGCATTTCGCTTAAAGCTTTCACCATCCGGTTTACTAAGCCAAACAGAAACCGCGTTGTAACTATACGCTTCCGTTACGCCGCACCATTCGATGCTGTACCCGTCCAAGCACAGTTGCGTCATAATCTTCATCGCCAAATTCTTCGCTTTGGCAATCTCCTCTTCTGTCCACTTCAGCTTGTCCGCTTCGTAGGCCTTGACCGCTTCGTCAATGGCAAATTTCGCGTCATCCGGGTGCTCAAGGTCTACCTTTAAGGTGATAATCTGCTCCATGTTCAGTCCTCCACTTTCCTGCTCTTCTCCGTCTTTAAGAAGAGATTAACAAAATAGACCTGACCGATACCCGTCACCTTCGGGGTCTTATTGATAGAAGTATGCCCATCGGAATGCGCAATGGACGTTTCCTTGATTTCAAACAAGCGAAGTTCCATAGACTTCTGGGTCGGCATATTGTAGTCTGTCCGCTTTCTGTCCTTAATCAGGTATCCGTTCTCACGCATCCATGCAAACAAACGATTCTGCCCCATCTGGATGCCGTTCTGTGAGAGCAGCTTTGCCATTTCACCAACAAGAATGCTCTGGCTGCTTGCACTTACCGCGTCAGCAAAAACACCCTTCGGCGTAAGTTCTGCAATCTGCTTATCTTTCTCTTCCAGTTCCTCATGCGCTGCGATCAGTGCAGTTGCAAGGAGTTGCGAACGGGTAAGCTGCGGCGTTTCAGCCAGCTTCTTTTCCATCTCGTTGAACGCTGCAATGTACTTGAGCTTCCACTCAAGAGCAGCCTTTCCATTGAAGCCCATCGCCAGCAGTGTAAAGCCGTCACGGTTCATCAGATACATGGGGTAGTTCTGACCGTTCTGTTCGTGGATGTACTCGGTCTTGTAGAACATGGGGGTGTCCCCATTTTTGGGGAGACCCCTTATAATGTCTTCGATGTCACGCATCACATGGTCATGACGCTTCTCGAAGCTCTCTGCAATCTGACGGCTGGAAACCACAGGCTCGCCATTTTGCATGGATAAGATAATGTCGTTCATTTTTAATCCTTTCTTATGACTTACTGCTTGTCCCTCACAAGCAAAGCGTCTACCGACACACGGAAGTAATCAGCAACTTTCACAAGCTGTCGAATGCTCGGCCCATTTGCGGAGCGTTCCCACTTGCCCAGTGCGCCGTTGCTTAAACCAGCGGCTACTTCCAAGTCAGTACGAGACAGACCATGTAACTTGCGAAACTCGTCGATTTTAGAAAGATTCACTAGCCATTCTCCTTTCTGGGCTTGCATTTTACTAGAAAATATGCTACTATGTAGTTGCGAAGTACAAAGTGAACATTTTCTAGCGACTTCCCGATAGATTTGTCAGGGGTCTTAGTTTTTGTTTGCCCTATGCTTTATATTATACTAGCCAAGTGGCTATTTTTCAATAGTCAATTTTCAATTCTGTGAACATTTGGCTATTTGCACAAAAAGAGAGGTCTTTTTCTATGCGCAATGTGGAGCGAGCCAAAAGAATCGCTGCCGACAAGGGTGTCAATATATCCTTTGTGTGCAGAGAAATCGGAAAAAGCAGAGGTTATATCTCTCAAATGCTTACTACCGACAGGGATTTTCCAGATGAAATGCTTTCGCCAGTAGCCAACGCGCTAGGCGTTACAGTTGAAGAACTGACTGGCAGTCAAAAAGAAAACCCGCCCCAGCAGCCGCAAAGCGAAGTTGACGCGGATATCAAATGGATTGAGCAGAAGCTAGTAGAGATGCCGAAAGAAAAGCGTGAAGCTTTGATGAAGCTTATCAGAACTATGTGAGGTGACGGCGTGGGCAAAAAGAAATTTAGCAAAGAAGAACTGCTGAACGACAAAAGTTCTCACAGGGGTGATAGGTTTTCATTTGCCTTCGGTGTGCTTTTCTTGGTTGCTTCATTTATTTTCCTTTTGTATTCTTCAACCGCCTTTTTAATCGTTGCAGCCATTGGGGCTATGATGTTGATAAAAGGTAAACGCGGATACGATATGTTTCTTGAAAGAGAAAAGCTCAAAACAAAAATGTACGAAACACCTGTGTCCGCAAAGATTGTAGGCTCTGGTGAAAGCAAGAAGGCCGGAAGCGCCGCACTCCGTTCCGCTGTTTGCGGTTCAATTGCCGGATTGCCCGGTGCTGTTTACGGTGCAGCATCCGCAAAATCTAAAACCACCGTCACGTTTTATGTGACGTATGAAGATGGGCATCACGGAAGCGAAACTGTAAATTCCGATTCTAGCCGGTTCTTAAAACTGATGAAAGTTTGTAAAGATTGACCCGGTACAAATAAAACCCCTTGCGCCGGGCTTTCGGTAGCCTTATGCGCAAGGGGTTTTGTCATGCGTTAGTTATTATTTCTTTAGCTGCCGGAATCTTTTCAGGATGTTCTAGTAGCCATGCAATAAATCGGTCAATCCTGGCTCTTTCTTGTTCACTCATTGTGGCATATCCTCCCGATCAGTAAAAATGAATGTGCATTTAATACGATTATACATCTTCAAGTTGTAAAGTCAATGTATTTTTAACAACTTTGTAAAAATCGAATGTTTTCTTCGCATCCATTACTTTACATCAGGGAAACCAAAAATTGCAATGACAATGATTAAGAGCCACATTAAGTTTAAGTTACCCTTTGCTTTGTAACATTCCGTTGAGAATGGAACGAAAGGGGTTTTCAGGCAACTTGTCCAACATATCTGCTTTGACGAGAGCGTTTGTGCTGATGCTGTGCGAAACATTGTTTAGCTGCACAATGGCATCGTCCAAGTCTTTCACGGTTGCTCCACGCCGTTCCATTGATTGGAGGAAAGTTTTCACTTCTTCAAGAACGACAGGGTTCTCAGCTTTATAGAATCCATTCGTAAAGTCCATCTTCTTCTCCTTTCACAGTTCCATAAGCTGCCCGTCAATGCGTTCGATGTTATCTGCCGGGTCGCGCCCATCATCTAAGGCGGCTACGGCACGTTCCAGGATGCCTTTTGCTTCGATGTAAGCATCTTTATCAGCTTCGTACCCAGAAAGGCTCAGGACAAGCTCCAGCGTCCGTCTGCGGGCGTATGGGATAATCAGAGCATCTACGGTTCTTTTCATTAGCTTTCCTCCCACGGTTCAGGCGTGTGTGGTTGCCCATCGGGAACACTGGCAGGCATTCCGTCGATGATCGGCATACGTTCATGGTTCCAGATTACAGTTTCTTTCATTTTTGTTCCACTCCTCTTTGGAATTTTTTGACAATACAGTTATATCACATCTCGCTGTTTCAATGAAATAGCGACTTTTTTCAATTATTGTTTCACATTTTGAACAATATATCAGTTAAATTACTTTGCTTTTGTATCATTTTGTCGAAAGAGGGGTATTTATGGATGATTATAGGATACGAGTGGCAAAAGCGTTAGAGATGGCAAGAGCGGAATCTGGGCTTAGCCAACAGAAGCTTGCGGACAAAATGGGTGTAGGCCGGACATCCATTTTTCGTTACGAGCAAGGAACAATGACCCCAGATGCTCCTACCATCATAAAGTGGTTTGTGTGCTGCGGTGTTGCGGCCAAGCCGTACATAGACACCTGTTTGCATCCTGGCTTATTGGAAAGTCTTGCTGGCGATGCCAGCACCGAAAGAAAGAGGGATGCGCTGATAGAACATATCAAAGACGCCCATCCACAGGAAATTGACCTGTTGTGCTATCTTATCTATGGCAATCACGGCTCAGATTACCTTGCCGTTCTGTGCGAAATGGTAGCCAACCTTCACACGACTTTGCGTGATCGTGTGTCCGTCTGCCGTACCGTCACCGGCCATTATGAAATGGCACAGGCCACCAAAACTGACCCAGACCCAGACGGAACACAACCCAATATGCAGATTTTATATCAAGCACAGGACTGTGGGGAAGCTTCGGCCATGAAGCAAAACGATTCTTACACCATCAATGAAGAAAACATTTTGCGATGATTGTCGAATTATCGCAGTTTTTTAAAAACATTTTGTCCACGTTCATCCACTTTTTGTACACCTATCGGGCAAATTTACCTTGTCATTCCGTCCCCCATAGGCTATAAATCGACAACATTCGCGCGGAATAAATAACGAGTTATCGTTAATCTGTTGTTTGTGCTTGAATAGTTCGTCAATCTGTCCCCCATTGTGCAGATTAGGTATACCTTTCCATCCACTTTTTGTACACCTATCCACAATCCGTCCACGTTTGGCATGGCTAATGGAAGGTCGCTTCACCACCGATACAGTCTTATTCAGCAAGTGACGGCTTGAGTTATCCACAAACTGGAATGGAAAAATAAAGAATTTGTTGAAAATTATCGTCATCGACTATTTAACGATGATATTTAACCTCTTGTTTATTTCTTGTTTAATATATAATATGTAGACGGGGGACAAAATGACAAAGCATGGGGGACATTTTGACAAGTCATGGGGGACGAAATGACGAGGACACGGGGGACAAAAAGACAAGTCATGGGGGACGAAAATCGTTGACATGTCCCCCGACTTGTGATATACTGTTTTCAGGCCATTAAAGGAAGTGAGCAGATGCCAAAAATATCAGACAACAACCTTGTCGAGAAAAGCAAATCCCTTGTGTGGGCGAAGTTCAGGGACTACACCGCAGGAGAACTTCGGTTGTTGGAGGTTTACTTATCAAGAATAAATCCGAGAGACCCAAGCAGTAGCCGTGTGGAGTTCACTTTGGCGGAATACAGGGAGCTTCTTGGATTGAAAAGCCTTGATGCACGAAGGATTGAGCCTCAGATTAAGCACTTTTTAGGAAATACGGTTTCGATTCCTATTGACAAGGAGAAAGGAACATTTGAAAGTTTTGTCTTGTTTACAAGAGCAAAACTGGACTATGTGCCAGAAACAAGGTCTTACGTCGTGGCAATTACCTGCAACCCAGACCTTCGCTCTATCTTCTTTGACATTGCAGAAAGCGGATATGTTCGGTATCGGCTGCGTTACACGTCACGAATGAAGTCACAATACAGCATCTTGCTTTACTCGATTCTTCGGGACTGGTTGAATATGGACAATAAACCGCATGAAATCAGCCTGAAGAAACTGAGAGAGCAGCTCGGTGCGACGGAAGCCAGCTACGATGTTTACAAAAATCTTCGTAAGCGAGTGCTTGACGTTGCGGTGGACGAAATCAATGCTGTGTCTGACATTGTTGTGACTTACGAGCCAGTCCTTGTGGCACGAAAAGCTGTGGCAGTCAAATTTAAGCCCAAAATTAAAGCGTCTGAGACGTTGATTGAAGCACAGGCAAGCGAAGTACCGGCCGAACCTCAAAAAGCCGTGAGAAAGCCCCGCAGAAGCGGGTATGAGGATTTCGACTGGTCTGTGTGTGACGAACTGGAAAAGCAGGACTGCATTGACGTGGCGAAGGTAGTTGAAAAGTGGATGAAGAAAGAGCATCCCGAAATCAAGCTACCGAGACGCAGAGAAGCGGTCTATGACACGGTAAAGGCTGCATATAAGGACATTTTGTCTTTGGATAGGTCTCCGTTCCCGGACAGACCTGTTGGCTATCTGATTAGAAGCGTTGACAAGGCGGGCGTTACGGACAAGTATATGCCAGCGTTCTATTCCATTGAAGCGTTGCAAAAGTAATTAGATTATTCAGATAAAGTAGAAAGGAGAAAGAGTATGATTCCGATGTTTCCGAAAGGATTTGACAAAGACAAGTGGTACATGACTAAAGACGTTATGCCGGATAAAAGCCTAGAAGGATGGCCGCATGGGCTTTTACTTCGTATCGAAGATGAGAAAACAGGAGAAAAAAGTTTCATAACCGGCGAGTACGATACAATCAACGGCAAATGGTTTGATTCCGATAGTAATGAAATCAAAGGAACTGTAATTGCATGGCACGTCACGCCTTTGTTGTGGGTCGGAGACGAGATAAAAGCAGCATATCCGTTCTACTAAAAAGAAAGAGTGATAAAATGGCAAAAATCATAGCTGTCGCCAACCAGAAGGGCGGCACAGGAAAAACCACCACAAGCACCTGTCTGGCTGGTGCGTTGCAGTTGCTTGGCAAGAAAGTCTTGCTGGTGGACTGCGATGCTCAGTGCAACGCAACGGACACCTATGGCGCACAGACAGAGGACGTATGCACCCTGTTTGACGTGATGACCCGGCAAGGCACGGTCGAAGAAGGAATCCAGCACTGTGAAGCCGGTGACATTCTGCCGTCTGACAGCGCATTGAAGGACATTGACGAGCAGCTTGTCCGGGACATGGGCAAGAACTTCCGGCTGCGAGAAGCCCTTGAAAGCGTGTCTGCGCAGTACGATTACATTGTGCTGGACACTCCCCCGCAGCTTGGTCTTGCGCTTGTGAACGCGCTGATCGCCGCCAACAGCATCATTGTTCCCATCACAGCAGACCGATACGCACTGGCTGGCTTGAGCCAGCTTTCGCAGACCATCAGTGATGTTCGCAGATACTTCAATCCGACTTTGAAGATTGAAGGTCTGCTTCTGAACCAGTACAAGAGCCGGGAGAACCTGTCCAAAGAGGTTGTGGAACAGCTCCCTGTGATTGCACAGAGTATGGGAACAACGTTGTTAGACGTAAAGATTAGACCGTCTATGGGCGTTCGCAAGGCTCAGGCGGAACGTCACAGCCTGTTTAGCGGCGACACGGCAAAGAGTACCAGCGCAGAGGATTTCAAGGCGTTGGCACAGATGATTGTAGAGGGGGATACAGAATGAGTAACAAGATATGGCATAGTGCGAAGTATGACCCGCCGAAACTTGGTTCGTACAACCACAGGGAAGCTCTTGTTTTTTTGGTATATACTAAAGACGGGTGTCGTCTTACAGCTAATTGTTTTTACAACGTGCATACTGATGAGTATTATTGGTTGGATGCCCAAACTGGTTTGCGTACGCTCGATGTAAAATACTGGACGGAAGTACCGAAAGAACCTTGCAAAGAAAACATAGCGACTGTTCGGTTGAGTAAAGACAAATTGATGGAAATTGTAGAAAAAATCAATTCTGCAAGCGGAATCCCGGAAGAGGTTCTAAAAGCTCTGGGAATAGGTGGTAAGGAGGAGAAAGAAAAATGAAATCAACCAGCAAAAAATCCTCTGGCTTGCTTGGCGGCTTTGATTTTCAGCCTATTTTTTCAGAGCAGACATTAAGCCGAAGTGAGCCAAAGGAAGAAGAAGTAAGCCAAGCAAAGCCGAACGAAGCCGAACAAGCATCTATTAAGCCCAGTGAAGCCACAGACAGCCATACACAGCCTAATGAAGCACAGTTAAGCAATATTAAGCCGAAGCAAGCCAAAGACAGCGAAACACAGTCGAACAATGCCGTAGTAAGCGAAAGTAAGCCGAAGAAGCTGAAACAGGCGAAGGAAGTTCAACGTCTTATCGAACAAGGCAATGTATCCGGCGCACTAGCAGAAGCTGGCTTGACAAAGAAAAAAATCCCGATGCCGGAATCGCATCAGGGCGTTGCAAGCGGTGATGGAAAGCGTTCCAAACGTATTACTATCCTTATGAGCGAGGAAGAGCGCAAGTACATCAACCGTGAAGCAAGACGGCACGGTATGACGATTGGACAGTTCGTATACGCTCTGGCGGTTGCGGCGGCAGAGGGGAAGATTGAATTGGAGGACTTCTTGGAGGATTAAAAAAGGGGGTTCCAAAACGGAACGCCCCCGCTGTATCGTATCTTGCAGTATTAGGTATTGACTTTTAAGCACACAAATAGTATACTTAATGTGCGCTCAAAAGTGGAGGTGAACGCATGAGTGCAAAAATGGGAAGACCAAAGCTGGAAAACCCTAACAGTGTTCGCACAAGCGTCCGTCTGGACGTGAACACGGACAAACAGCTTTCGGATTATTGCGAAAAAAACGGCATTTCTAAGGGAGAAGCTGTTCGTGAAGCTGTCCAGCAATGGCTTGAACATCAAAAATAAAAAATCCCCTAAACTGTTCGTAACTTGGCAGTAGCAGACAGTTTAAGGGATTACACTCCATGCGATTATGGGTGATAAATCCATTATATCATCTTCATAGTTGCATTACAAGCAAGATTTTTGTGGTAAGGCTAATGAACATTCCGGCAACGAAAGAAGAGATTCTCGAAAACTTCAAGAAAAACAGCAATGGTCGTCCGCTCAATAAAAATGATTACGATATTGCAGAAGCATTATCTCGCATCACTTACAAGGCGTATGAGGTCGGCATGGAAGATGCCAAACAGTTGAATATGGAGGATATGATGGATAATAAGAAATGTAATGCACTTCACGTTTTTAAGAATAGTAGCTTTGGGCAACTTCGCACGATTGAAGAAGATGGGAAGATTCTCTTCTGTGCTTCTGACGTTGCGAAAGCACTTGGATACGCAGTTCCTCGCAAAGCTGTATTTGACCACTGCAAGGGCGTAACAAAACGCTACGCACCTACAAATAGCGGTGTACAGGAAATGAGTTTTATCTCAGAGGGTGACGTATACCGGCTTATCACCCATAGCAAGCTGCCCGGCGCGGAAAAGTTTGAGAGTTGGGTGTTCGATGATGTTCTGCCGTCTCTCCGCAAGGATGGCTATTACAGTCTTGCACCGCAGGAGAACAAGCCCGACACGCAGGGCGATGCAATCTTGCAAGTGCTGATGAAGAACACGGAAGTCCTGCAAGCCATCGTTCAGCAGAACCAGCAGATTATGATTGCTCTTACCAACCTGTCTGTCAACGATGCAAAGCGCACGATGGAGATTCAGCCTTACACTTCCCATCAGGGGCAAAAGGGTGACGGCAAACGTAGCAAGCGAATCACAATTCTTATGAGCGACAGCGAGCGGACGTTTGTTATGAGAGAAGCCCGCAAGCACGGATTTACGGCAGGGGAGTACATCTATAACCTGTCTGTTGCAGCATCCAAAGACCAGATTGACTTGGGATAATCAGTTGTCAAGATAATAAGAGGGGGTCGGCGAAGCACCGACTCCCTCTTTCGTTTACTTATCAGCAATGCAATCCCAGTAGAGATATGCCTTGCCATCTGCGGCATCTGCGTCCTCAAGGAACGCCTTTGCCATGTCAGCGTAGAAGCCCGGAGTGTCAACGGACTGGCGCTTTGCGACCTGACAATAATCCGAGTACATCATGTTCATGACCGCCCAGAAATCGTTCGGGTCACAGGTGATATTGCGCTGTTTCGCAACGTCCTGCGTCTGTTCCAGCGTCCAGTGACAGCCCTTTGTGCCGTCAGCATTTACCATGCTGTCGCACCATTCCTCCGCTTCATCGTGGGTGAGATGCTGGCGTGGCATCTTGATCGAGCGGCTGTCTGCACCGCCACGTTCGTACTGCCCAGACCGCTTGTCCCAGTCACCGTTCTGCGAGAAGCCGATTTGTGGCATCTTGCGTCCATACTCTACGTCAGGGTAACGGGGGATAGGGTAGGGGTCGATGTAGCGGTTTTCCTCCTGCGGATAATAGGGATAGCGGTCGTTGTCGCCTTCCAGCTTACGCAGACGGCGTTCCAGCTCACGCTCCCTGCGGTCACGCTCTTCCTCAAGGCGGTCGCGCTCCGGCTCACGGTCTTTGTCGTGGTCGCGGAGCATCATCATGCGGCGAAAATTAGTCTTGCCCATAATCTACACCTCCTCAAGAAATAGATGCGGGCGCACCGGCGTGGGAACGGCAGAAGCAGCCAAGATATTTGAACGTGCCTGTGCCGGTCGCAGACGTTGCAACGCGGGTAGCGTAGCGGGTGCGAGTGTGGATGCTCTCAGCGGTTGCCTGAGCGCAGTTGCAGTCGGTCAGAGGGTATGCGGTCGTACCTGCACCGATGGTGATGACCACAGGAGCGTTGATGGTGGTCGTGTCTGGGATGCTCTGAGCAACCACGATGCAATACTTCTCTCCGTTCTGGTATGCGCCAGCAGGGATGTTGATGGTCAGCGTATCGTTGGCGAACGTCACCGCATTCGAGATGACGAGGTGCGGGCACAGACGGCAGCTTGTTTTGCAAGCCATAATGTTTTCCTCCTAAAAAATCAGGGGCAGAGGTGTCTTACCCCTGCCCCGATGGTTCACCCGGTGTTATCGGGGAGTGTGTTGGTTAGCAGCAACCGCAGCAGTTCACGCCCAAGTTGGGGTTTGCCACCTGATAAGCGGGAATCGGACGAGGATTGACACGGTTCAGGATGGTGTCAGTCTGCTGAGACATCACGGTGGTCAGAAGCGCATTCTGGCGATCCTGAGAAGCGGCGAACTTGAGGTTCTGGTTCTCAGCGGTCAGAGTGGCAATCTTATCCTGCGTGAAGTAGTCCATCATGCTGCGGAAGTTGGCGTTGCAGTTGTCCACGATGGCGCGGGCGTTGTCTGCGATAGCCTGACGGGTAGCGCAGTCCTCCGTTGCGATGGTGTACTTCAGGTCGCCGATCAGCTGCTTGTTCTCGCAGCAGCAAGATGCCAGCTGCGTGGCAAGAGCGGTCTGGCCAGCCTGCCGAGCGTTGCCCTCTTGCATGATGGCAAGGTTGATGGCGTTGTCACCGTTGGACACGCTACGCTCCAAGCCGTTTACCAGCTGTGCGTTCTGGTAGCCAAGCTGACAAATAGCGCTGTTCACGCCCGCAAAGCCGTTCGCGATGTTGGTGTTGACGCCGTTCATCTGTGCCAGCTGGTCATAGCCCAGAGAGCAGATACCGCTCTGGATGCCAGCCAGAGAGCGGGAGGTATCCTGCTGGTAGAAGCCCTCGGACAAAGCCGCACGAGTGTCTGCACCACCCTGACCAGTTGCGCCAGTGCCGACCAGATAGGGGATGTAGGCGTTCATGCCGTTGTCACCACCGTTCCGGCCATAGCCGTTTGTGCCCCAGCCAAAGATGATGGCGAGGATGATAACTGCCCACAGACCTTCGTTGCAGAAGAATCCGCCGTTGTTATTGCCGCCGTCCTGCCCAGCCAGATAGCCAGTTGCAAAATCGTCCATAACAAAACTCCTTTCAGTTTTGCGTTATGCCATCCCACCGCCGTATGCGATGGGCAAAGCCAGATAAAAGCGGTTTTTGTCAAGTCCGCAAAACTGAGAAGCGTTTCGCTTAGAGGGATGCTTTATCGGGGCAACGTCAGATTCAGGACGCTTGCCAGCTGGTTCAGGTCGATGCCGCGCTCTTTAGCGAGGTTCTGCGCCATCGTTCGGAGCTGTGCTTCGTTCTTGCCCTGAATCAGGTTCAAGCCCTGCATGATAGGAGCATTCTGCCCGCTTAACTGCTGGATAAGCCCCATCGGGTTTTGTCCGGCGCGAGCCAGATTTGCAAGCTGCATGATAGGGCTGTGAGTAATCATGTCAAACGGAGAGGGCATCGCTTATTCTCCTTTCTTTGCTGCGGCAGTGGGCTTAGAAAAGCTCTTCTGCCATTTTTCCAGCTCATCCAGCCGGTGGACGAGGGCATTGTACTGCTCAATAGGAACATACTGCTGTGTCGGTGCAGCGGTCTGCTGTGCCTGTTGTGCTTGCATCTGCCGCCATGCTTCCGGGCTGTAAAACTCCAACACGTCAGATTCACAAGTGTTTGGATTCAGACGCTTGCAGTAAATCACACCGCTGCGCAAGTCCGGGCAATATGTCCATTTGCCGTACAGGTCTGACGGTATCGCCAAAAACTCCTCCCTGCTGGAAACAGGTCTGCCAAGCAGCCAGCCGCCGTCTTGTGCCGACTGCTGAACAGGCTGCTGCCAATTCATCGGCTGTGGACGCTGCGGCTGTGCCTGTTGCATCTGCGTGTTGGGCAGGGGAGTGGCAAGACCTACTGTACCCATGCCGCCGTACGGATTGACAGGCTGCTGCGGAACGTAGGGCGCTCCGGGTGTCGGATAATAACTCATAATGCATCCCTCCTGATGCTCCCAGTGTACCGCATCGGCAAAAAACGAAGGACAACGAACGTCAAACGAAGGGCAAAAAAGAAAAGCGCCCACACGGAAAAATCCGCATGAGCGCTTAACTGTTAAGGGCTTCACATTGGAAGTAAAAATAAAATATCACGTTTTGACTTGCAAGTCAAGGGTTTCGACAAAACTAGTGCGAATAAAACAAAATCCCCCACTTTGTCTACAAAGTACCCCGCGTGGCACGCAGGGCTTCGGCAAAGCAGGGGATTTTTTGTAAAATCAAGAGCGGAGCCGCCCACAGGCAATGCCGTTCTCTACAAAGGCCGTAGCCTTTCAAATATCCATCCTGTTGTGCTTCTTCGAGAGGCCGGGTGGATTTGTTGAGATTATTATACCACAATCCGTGCAAAAAGAAAAGCCTACCTGCACGGCCAATGCAAGTAGGCAGTATCTTTCGACCGCCCTTACAGCCAGAAAGAAACTTACAATTACATTATATCACGCATCCAGCATTTTATCAATGCCTTTCAGCCGGTAGCCTACCGCTGTCCGGCTGTAATGTGTCTGCGCTGCAATGTCCGGCAGCGGGAGCCGCTCAACATACCGCAGTAAGGCTATCTTACGGTCTACCCTCCCAAGCGGTGCGCTTTTGATAGCGGCGGTCATCTGCTGCCGGTCAAGTCCTCGCAGCGCAGCGGGCAGCACTACACGAGCCTCCGCCATGAGAATCCCCGAGCCAGAAGGGCTGCGGCAGCTGTCCGGCGTTGCGCACCATATTGCCAATGACGGCAAAATGGTATGTTTTCGTGAAGCCGCGAAAACGTGCGCAGACCATTTTCGTGACGTGCCGAAATTGCTCTTGTGCGGAGAACATCCCTGTGACGTTACCGAGATGGCGGTATGTAGTGCTTGCCATGATATCCTCCTTACTGCTTTTGCAACGCCGACCGGGCGCGGTCAAAGAAAAATTGAATCACAGTGCCGATGGTCTCATCGGTGATGGCCCAGCTGATGAGCCTGCCGTATTTGCTGGTACTCAGGGCGGCGCGAAGCATCTTGACGACCCACGCCTTGCGCTCTGCGCCGCGCTTGGTGCCCTGAATTTCGCGCTCTGCTTGGTCGATAAGGTCAAGAACAAGCGTCTTGACTGCTGCGCCGTAGCCCAGACGGATAAGCCCCAGCACAAGCGAAACAGTGCCCACAACGATGAGCACCAGCGCCAGCCATGCGGGCAGCGGAGTGAGAATGGTATTAAGAATGGTTTCCATGTGCTACTCTCCTCTCTCTTTTTCGAGGTCTTCAATGCGGTGGTTTGCCACCTTGATTTGCTCTTCCAGCACCGGGATGCGCTGGGCAAAGTTGTTGTGTGCCCGCACTTCGCGGGTCAGCTCTTCCAGTTTGGTTTCGGTCACGGCCTGCTGCTTGTCCAGCTTGGCGTCCATGCTCTTGTCCATGCTCTGAGCGGTGCGGTTGTTGGAGACGATCACGCCGATCAGGCTCAGACCGCCGGTGATGATTGCAACAATAATTGCTTCGCTCATGCGCCCTCCCGAAGACGGGTCAGACCCTTCTTTGCAATGATTTTAGCGTAGTCCTTGTAGGGCACAGACAAGTCCACGCCGGAAATCTTGCCCGGTATCGCGTCCACAACGCCGGGAATCTTGCCCTTGCTGGTGTACTGCCACAAGCCGAACGGCCAGCCCGGTTCAGGCTTTTTGCTGCGGTATGCAGCCAGCCACACGTCATAAGGCTTGAGCGCAGCGCCGGTCATGTACAGGTTATCACGGCCAAAGTACAGCCCGGTGTACAGCATGACGTAAAAGCCCCAGCGCTCCACCGTGCCAAGCGCATGGGCGGCAATGTCCGTCAGGGTCTGCTTGTCGAGCGGTGCTTGCACATAGGTATCCTCAATGTCCACCGCAACGGGTAGCTGCACTGTCTTGCCGGTCAGCACCTTGCGCAGCAGGGCAAGCTCTGCATCTGCCTCTGCCGTGTTGACCGCCTTGCAGTAGTAGTACACGCCGCAGGGGATGCCAAGCCGCTGGCACTCGCGGTAGTTGCGGGCGAAATAGGGGTCGATGTACGGCTTGCTGGGCGCGTCTTTGGCGCTGTTGCCCAGTGCCCGCAGCATCACGCCGGAGACAAGGCCGCTTGCCTTGACCTTGTCCCAGTCGATGCTGCCCTGCCAGCGGGATACGTCCATGATAGGGAGCATGATATCAGTCCTTTCTTTTTATGTTGGTGAATAGTCAAATAAAGTCATATTTAGCTGATTAGATTCCAAACAATTTTTTGATTTCTGTATAAACTCTTGGAACATAGAACCTTTCATAACCTTCGTAGTTTGGATGCGTTCCATCTCCTGTTGTATATTTTATTTTATACCCTTCATTATAATTCAGACTTGGACAATCGTTGAACAAATCAACAATGCTAATTCCCCACTTATTCATTACCTTTACTATCGCTTCGTGTAATTTAAGGTAATACTGTCCATATGTTGTATTGTCGAGCGTCATCCGGTGCTCAATCACATATATTATGGGTTTTCCAGCCCACTTCTGAAGAGCTTTTTTGCACATATCTTCCAGTGCGCCGTAAAATGTAGTTAAATCCAAATCACTAGAAAAATCCCCTGTAATCTCCCCCAAAAAACTTGCCTCGGAATAATATTCGCAATCGTTGATGCTGCCGCTCATTACAACTATATCAGCATCTGCATCCATACTATCCAATGTATCATGAATGCAGCCGATGTCAGTTATATCACCGTTTGCTCTCGGATGCCCCTGTGGTATGATAGCACCCCAGATTGCATGATTATCAACTGTCATACCATGAGCATCTGCAATTTGTTCGACATAGCCATGTCCGGGAACGCTATGCGTTGCAGCCGTAATACTATTACCTGTGCAAGTTATTTTTAGACCATGCAGCGGGTCTTTTTCAAGTATCTCAATACGTTTCTGATTGCTTTCAATATTAGAAAATATCACTGTAACGCTAGAATCATTGTTTGTATTTAATACCGAAAATTCCATATATACTGCATCAGATGGGATTTCAGCTGTGCCGGAATACATTGTATCACCGTAGACAGGTGCAGTTGTTGCTATAACAATCCCTGCGACTTTCATATCTGCACTCAAAAACAATATGGTTGGAACATCCACATTTCGAAAAGCGGTGTATTCTATACTTTTAATGCCATATGGAATAATAAGTATACCAGTCGTCGATTGATTATCAGCAGGTTGCCGTTTACCGTTTTTGTCGTAGTAGCTTCCTCTAATATCAATTCCATCTGTTATTGTATATTTTTTAACATTATAAATTTGATTATAATTTTCTGCGATATCAGATTTCATGTGCTGAATATTGGTTTCGATACTCTCATTTTTTTCAGCATTTACATCTGGCTTGTAGTATAAAAATATACCAGAAATTGATATTCTTTCATCATTTGGCGCATCGTAGCTAACAAAACTGATACCATCAATATTTTGAGGTATCGTAAATTCACCACTTTTAAAATTAGAATCCGTATCGCCAAGCAAAGAACTTTCTTTGATATAAACTCCATTTTTGAAGCAGGCTATATATGGCGAAAAATTTGCGGGGCTTCGCAGATATGCGTATGTTACTTTTGTTTCAGGTTCAACTTTAAAAACTCTGGTGTGCTTATAGAGCGTATGCGGTGTGATTGTTCCGTCTTCGCCATAAAAACCATTTATCCAGTCAATATCCTTTCCAGAAAATGTCTCATTTTTTTTAACAATTATTGTATCATTGATATCAACAATTTCTTTCTTTAACTCACCAACCGCATCTCCAGTCGCCTTTGCATCCGCCGCCTTGCCGGAGAGGGAGAGGGTGGGGTCGATGATATTATCGACAACGGTTTTCGTTGCGTTGACGGCAGATTCAACATCCACAATACCCTGCTCGATGTGGTTCAACTGCGAAGCGGTAAGCACTTCGCCGTTTGCAAAGTTCTGCTTTTGATAGCTCATTGATAAGTTACCTCCTCTTCATTTTCGTTGATTCGCGTAAAAGACGTTTCTGTTTCGGTATCAGCGGGCTCACCGGTTGTTGGCACGGGGCTGTATATCAATTTTCTTCCATCCCACAAATAGTCTGTATAAAACCCTTCTGTCATTCCTGACAGGTCATCGAACAAAATCTCATCAGGTGGCAGCGGGTTTGGAATAACGCTTTCATGACACCACCCGCCGCCATACAATCGACCATCAAATCCGACTTTGCACTTGAACTTGAAATGTTCCATGATATCTACCTCACATAAAACCGTATAGTTCCAACGGGCGGCAAACGCTGTTGTTTTTGATTGCGCCATCAGTAACGGGAGTTTCCAAATGTATCAAACCTGTTATAACGTTGTTTTTATAATCTGACGTTCGTTCGTTTCCGTAACCGAATGTGATTCCAGTGGTTTCAACTTTTACTTCTCTCCAATGAACGGTATTCCACGGATAAGCGTAAGAATATGTTTGTCCGTTAACTGGGAGAACAACGGTAAGCCTACCAGCGCCACCACCGGAAGCAAGCCAAGTTCCTTCTTTCTGTGTGTCGTAAACTAATATAACTGATGAGTAAGAGGAAAGGTCAATTTTTGTTGTTTGTGCATCAAATCCACCTGTAGGGTTTCCATAAGAATCTTTTTCATAAGGCCATTCAAAAATTTTACTGTTGCGAATGCCATGAAAAGATATGCCACCGCTGTAAATGGAAACGCTTCCATAGCCATCCGTTATGTCTATGCCATTGTCGTTTATAACAACTTTGTTGTTTCCACGAACGACTTGTACGTTTTGACCGGTGATTTGAACCTTTCCTTCCCAGTTGCTGCGAGTGATGACCAATCCATTTTCAGGAGTAAACGTCATCATGCTGTAAAGTTCATTTTTGGCGTTTTGCTCTGCTTGGTTTATTTTTTCTAGGTTCGCTCTGTCTGTCGCCGCCTGTTGGCTTGTAACGCCGCTTGTAGACTGAGCATAGGAAGAACTTGTAACCGTTTCGCCAGCGCCGGAAATCGCCGTGTTGCAGTTCAAAGCAAGCGTAACGTTGGTGACAATGGTATCATGTACAACGCCGTCTTTGTCCTTGTAGCGTATCATGTCCAGCGGGAACAAATACGGTGCAGACTTGATAGTGGCGCTGTATGGACGGTAGGCAAACCCGCCGCGTGCAGCTTGCAGCTCCTTCAAAACACCCTCGTAGGCGTTGGTCAGGAAACCGCAGTCACTTAGATCAAGCGTGTAATCTGCTGTGCCAGACAGGTATGTGTTGCCCTTGCCATCGTCACAGGTGAAACCGGTAATGGTGATGTCGTTCTCCAACATATCACTGGAATAGCGCTCACTTGCGGTAATGGTCACGCCGGTCTGCTCATACCATTTCAGTACAAGCCGTCCGCTGCCATCCATGAACGCGCAAGTGCCGGTAAGCTGCGCACACCATTGCAAAAGCTGGCGGTAGGTCAGCTTCTGGTTAGTATCTGGCAGACCGCCGATGCTAAAATAGTGGTTTGGCAGAACCGAAACGTCCGTTGCAAGCGTGACATTGCAGATGGAGCAGATTTTCTGAATAAGCGCGTCAACATGGATAGGGAAGGAGAGCGCGGAAGCGTTCACCTCACGGTCAAACAAGACCATGTAGTCCAATGCAGAGATGCTTATAGTGCTTAGCTTGCGGGGCGGGGTGTCCACGATAAACAGACCACAGGGAACCCAATAAACCTCCGTGTCTACACTGTAATCACCAAGCCGACCAGTGCCGAGAATAAAGTTTCCAAGACCTTTTGCAAAACCAAGAACGGACTTGCCAAGAATGAACTTGCCCAGTTCAGAGGTGTTGGCTGCATGGATACCGATTTTTACGTTCAGGACAGCCCCCTCAAAGGAAACATCGTTGAACTTGCCATCGTAGTTTCGCAGCTTCAAGGACAGTTCAGACGCAACCGCAGAGCCGATCTCGATTTTGCTGTTGGTCACGCAGTACCGGTCAATCTTCAACCCGCCCTGAATGATATCTGCATCGGTGATGGTAAACGTCTTGCTGCCAGCAGTAACCTCAATAAGGGCAGTCTGTTTGTTGCCCTCGTTGAAGGATTTTATGATATCTTGCGATACATTGACCATCAGTGTGCAGCCCTTTCGATGATGTTAAAGGATATCCCTTCCCAGCGATTCATCCGCGAATTATACATCGGAACAGCACGGTCACCAACGTAGAACTCGCTGGTTTTCCAATCGCCAGCCATTGCGTCAAGATAAGTAACGTTGATGTATTCCGGGTTGAACGCTTTCAGGATAGCAGCGGCTTCTTTTATCGTGGTGTACTTCCATTCCAGTTCCAGCTTGACGCACTGTCCAAGACGTTTCTTATCCATCTTGTTATCCTCTGTGCGTCCGGCATCGGATGCCGAAATATCCTGTAACCGCCACTGATAAGAAGAGGGGCATTTAAGATACTGCCCATCCACGCTCCGAATCGGATTGTACTGGTCAAGTTCCATAAATGCCCCTCCTTTAAGTACCTACCGGGATAATTGTTTTGCCGTTGCGCTGATTCGTTCTGTTCACTGCCTGATAGAAGCTGGAAACGTTGACTTCTGCGCTCCCTTCCTTCTCAAGCAGAGCCTGCAACAGCTCGTTCTGTCGGCGCAGAAGCTGATTCTGACGCTCCATTGCGGCTTCAACACCTTCGCGGATGCCCTCAACGATTTGGTCATTGTTGGCAACCGCTGTGTGCCCGCCCAGAGAGCCGACCATCTCTGCACCGGCTTCTCGAGCTATGAACAGCTGACCGGCATCGGGGAAACCGCCGCTTGCAAAGCCGAAAATGCCGCCAAAAAAATTGATTACGTCGTTTGCGACGCCTCCGAGCCAATCAACGACATCGCCGGCAGCATTTCCGAGCCAGTCAACGGCACCTTCGAGCCAATTACCAGCAACGTTGCCAACGGCGCCAAAAGCGTTAAAAATTGCACCAACCCAATCTCCGCTAAGAGCTTTGGCAATGGCCATGCCACCATTGAGTAACGCACCCCCCCAATTTGGACCAGAGTTTCCGCCTGATGTGCTACCGGAAGAGCCACCGCCAGAGCCGATACCTAAGTTGGAACCAAGCTGTTTAAGAAAATTCAGACCAGATTTCAAGATATCTCCCCAGTTAGTGTCGAAAGCTTTAAAGATAAAGTCCGTAAGGGTCTTTACGCCTTTTTCGATTCCGAGAGATTTCCAAGCACTAGAAAAATCGATTCCAAGCTGATTCAAAAAGCCTTTTGTGCCTTTCAAGATGGAATCCCAACTGTCAGAGAAAAATTTCCCGATTCCGCTGTCTTTGCCAAACAAATCGCTGAAGAAGGATTTCAGCCCACCATACGCCTGTTTCAAGGCGGGAACTTGGTCGATGACCTCACCAACTTTGGTTTTCAGGTCATTAAAGGTGGTAATAACGTTCTTCACGCTGTCGATGGTGTCAGACACGTTCTTGATAGCAGTGGAAACCTTGTCAAAAACAAGGTAAACGCCCTCAAACGCCTTTTGGATGGCAAGACCGGCAGCGCCAAAGAAGCCGTTGTACTGGTACTCGTTCTCTATCTCCGCAACGCTCTTTTTCACAAAAGACCGGATATCAGAGACCGCGCTCACAAAACCATCGTGCGTATTCAGGATGGACTTCGATGCAGCGGCAAGCGCGTCAACAGAAGATTTGAAGCCGTTGGAGATGTCTTTGCCCGCCTTAGTAACAGCGTTGATGCCCTCCGTGAAGTCGCCCAAGTCGGTTTTCATCTTCTTGAACCAACCACCAAAGCTATCATTGGTGGTGCGCATCGTGCGTTTCAACGCGTTTGCGGTTTCCATCATGGACTTGCCGCTTGCGTCAATGGAAAGGCTGATAGAGCCATCGCCCAATCCGTAGTTGTCGTCTGCCAGCTGAGAGCCGATGGTCTTTACCGCGTCAGACACGGACTGGATAGCGTTCACTGCAAGGTCTTTGGCGGCGGAGATACCATTGGCAAGACCTTCTACGATGTAACCGCCGTAGCCCTTGAAAACTTTGGAAGGGGAGTGGATGCCAAGTTCAGTCTGTGCTTTTTCTTGGATTCCGTCCGTTACAACCTTGACAGCATCATCCGCAACGCTTTTTTTGCCAACGATGCCTTTTGTGATGCCATCTATGATGTTTTTACCAACGCTAACAGGATTGAACTTCGAGATTTTTTCAATCAGTTTTCCGAACCACTTCACGGCTTCTTTAATTCCGTTGATAACGTCAGCAATCAGAAGGATGAACTTTTCTGCAAAATTTCCGTTCGCTGCAATTGCCAACCGGTCAGCTTCATCAACGCCGCTTGTGATCCAACCAACAAAAACGCCTATATTGTGGATTGTTTGAGCAATGCCCATCACAAAATTTTCAATGAAGTTGCCATTCATCTGCAAATCCAAGCGGTCTGTTTCGGAAACTCCGTTTTTAATCCAACCAACAAAGATTGCAATATCGTTAATAATGTTCCCAATCGCGGTAACGGCAGCAGCTGCAAAGTTTGCAACGCTTTCACCAATAGACTTGAAGGAATTGAACCAGTCGGTTTCCATTCCAAAGGCAGTTTTCTGATTTTCACTTCCAAGTCCGCGAACGGCGACGGAAATAGCTTCAAAGCCTATAACCGCAAGACCCGCAACAGGATGACCGGATACAATAAGTCCGATGCCAGCAAGCGTTGTAACTAAATCCCAAACGTCAAGGTCGAGCTTCTTCACAACTTTTGAAATGGAATCAAACGCGGAAGTGATTCCTTCCTGCCAGCTTTCAGGAAGCAAATTCAAGATAGATTGCCCAAGATTGGAAAGAGATTCTTTCAGGTATTCAATGGATTCTCCGAGTTTCCCATCGGTAAGTGATATGTTCCAACCCTGTTTGAATCCTTCCGCTGCGAGGTAGACAAGCGCCCTTACACGCTCAAGACCTTTTCGGAATTTCTCACTATTCTGATAAAGGCTTACAAACCTTGCAACAATAATGCCAACGGCAACCGCAGCTGCCATTATCGGGTTTTTCCAAAGCTTCAAGACTGCTTCGATCAAAGAACCTTCTCCTTTGATTTTCTCAAGAGCGGTAAGAACTGAGTTGCTAATTGCCCATGTCGCAAACCCGGCTGCAATTCCAGAGATAAGCGGAAGCAACTTTTCAAGTTTTGCCTTGATTTCATCAACAGAAGAACCAACGTAGTTCTTGAACATATCGTAGCCAGACAGGTCTACATCGCCCAAGAGGTTGCCAGCAGCGCCAGCACCAGAGCCGGAACCACCGGAAGAGCCGTTGTCCTTCTGGATAACGTTCAGTTCATCAAAGCCCATGATGTAGTTCTTGAACGCCTTTGCAGCTTTGCCGGTCGCTTTGGTGGTATTGTCCATCGCATCCGTTACGCCACCAACAGCATCGCTTGCACTGCTAAAGTCCGGGAACTCCACCTTCACGCCCATCAGGGATGCAATGCCGGTGACTAGTTCTTTGACCAGTTCAACGGCAGCGATCAGCGGGGGAAGGATAGATTTCAAGGCGGGGTAAAGCAAAGAACCAACGGCACGAGCCAGACTGTTCAACTGTGCCTGCAAAATGCGAATCATATTGGCAGGGCTGGACAGAGTGCGGGCGAAGTCTCCCTGCGCATCGGTGGTCTGCTTCATGATGGCAATGTAACGCAGAACAGCCTTATCAGCCTGAGACAGGGTAGAAACGCTCTGCGAATAGCCAAGATTAAGCAGTTCCTGCTGCAACCGCGCGTTAGAAATATCGACACCCAGACGCCGAATTGGCTCCAATTCGCCAGAGATAGCCGCCTGAATCTTCGTAAAGGATTCTGCAACGGGGATATTCTTCAAAGAAGCGAGATCGTAGCCAAGCTGCGTCAGGTTTTTCGACAGCACATACGCCTTGTCGCTTGCTATGCCAAACGAAGTAGTCAAGCTCTGAATTGTCGCCATGTTGTTCATGGCTTCGGTTGGGTCGATGCCAAGCAGGGTCTCCATCTTGTTGATGAACGTGCTTGCTTCGCCGGTCAGCCCCTTCATGGACACGCCAAACAAGTTTGCGGCTTCGTAGTAGCTATTGAACTTCTCTGCTGCGTTGCCAAGATAGGTCGCAATGGCTTTCAGTGAGACCAGCTTTGCCGCAGACCGCATGAAACCATTCAGCTGGTTGGAAAGGCTCAAATAACTTTTTGCAGATTTACTGCTTGCTTTTGTAGCACCGTCAGTTGCCGCAATGACCTTTTGAATGTTGGAAGGCAACTTCGCGAACGAATTTCCTACTGTTTCGATTTTGGAAGCAAGCGGGTCAAGGGCATCTGTGATTTTCTTGCACGAAGTGGCAAAATCATCCAGTGTCTTTGAATTCAACTTGCTGCTAAAATCTGGAATTTTTGCAATGGAATTAAGTGCGCTACTTACACTTCTAAGACTAGCAGCATCAACTTTGGAAAGCGGGGATAAGCCGTTTTGCAGGCTATTCATTTTTCCTTTCAATCCAGAAAGGTCAATACCTTTCAAATCGACCGAAGAAATTCTAGTTAATGCACTGGCAACAGAACGGATGCCTTTTGCGCTTTCAGACAGGTTCACATTGGAAATCCTGTCCATAAAATCATTGATTCTACTAAGTCCGTCCATACCGGACGAAGCAGACTTCAACGCAGAGATAGACTTTGTTAAAGTATCAAGGCTAGAACATACCTTGCCTATACTACCTTTTGTGCGCAGTTTGGAAATGGCGGTAGCGAGCTTGTCGATATTAAGCTCTGCGCCCTGCGATTCCGCAGAGATTTCTACGGATAAGCTTGTAATATCAACATCAGCCATTGCTACCACCGTCCTTCTGATTCATCATAGAGAACATTGCCCTCTTGATGCGTTCCTGCGCTTCCAGTGCGCGTTGGTATTCGTACTCGTCCTGCTCTTTCTGTGTGAGAGGAATCGGTCTATCCATGTATTTGATGGGGCTAGACCCTTTCTTGCGGAACATATTGCCAACCGTAGAGGAAAGCGCAGATGCTGTGTAGAAACCATTTCTCCACGCTTCAACATTGGCTCTGCGGGCGCGCAGTTCTTCCGCGTCCCGGTAGACCTTTGCCAGCCAGACGTCATCACGCCAGAACTGGTCATAGGTCATGCCAATGGAGATGTAATAGGCTTCTACATCGTGGAACAGCTTAGACACAGAGAATGGCTCTGTGTGGCTGTCCGATTCTTGAGACTGTGAGGTTACACAATCTCCCACGTTGCGTTTTTTGCGGTCTTGTCCTCTTCATCGGTGGCAATCAGCGCCTTGATAGAATTCGCGTACATCTCCATCAGGGCAGCTATCAGACCTTCCTTGTTTTCGGTGTGCGCAAGCATATCATCGACCGTCTTTCGGCTGATGCCCTTGTTGCGGGCAATGAACGCGCCATAGAACAGAGCGGAAGTGTTCTTGATGGGGTTGATGCCGTTAGAGAACTCGTAAATCTGGAAGCCGTTGCGTTCAGTGGCTTCGGCGCTCTCGCGGGTGAAGGTCAGCTCGTAAGTGTTCTTGCCATCGGGGGAATGAAAGTTGATAACCTTAGCAGCCATAATAAATGCTCTCCTTTATAAATAGGGGCAGAACCAAATCCGTTGTTCAGTTCTGCCCGGTTTGATTGATTCGATTTTTGCGGTTTAGCCGCCATTAACGGTCAGGCTCTCGCTGAACTTCGGGGTAGAGTGGAAGATGCAATTGATGGTCATTTCCACGACCTCATCCACGCCAAAGCCGGACAGACCGACCTGATGCATACCCTGCCAAGTGAAGCCGGAACCGTCCTGCATCTTCAGGGCGTAGTACTTGTCCACGTTACTCTCAGAGGTATCGTCATAACCAGCAGCCTTGACGGCGGCGTAGTCGGTCTTGTTGTAGTTGGCGGTAAATGCTTTGGTGTCAGCCTGAACGATGCCAAAAATCTGCTTCTGCATACCATCAGACAGGGTGGTTGCATCCAGAAGGTTCGGGTCGGAGATCAGGTCGGGCACATCCTTAATGTCGCACAGCTTCGTCAGAGCGGTTGCGCTGTCGCCACAGTAAAGGGTAGTGTTCAGACCGGAGATAGCAATACTCATAGAATGTTTACCTCCTTAGTTTCGGTAAATCATTCCGTCCTCCCCGATTGTTGCCCCATAGCTGCACTCAATCCGGTAGACGGAATTGTTATACAGCCCATTCAATGGGGCAAACGACTTGCGATGAAAGTTAAGAGATTCAAGAACAGAATCAACGATTCCTGTGATAGAACGTGCTTCTGCAATGCGTCCTGTTTCCTTGTTGGAGTAGACGCGCACACGAAGGGATACGGCAGCGTACTTGCTGTGCCGGGAAGAATCAATGTGCACAGGAAGATTGCTGTTTTCCTCTATCTGCACACACGGAAACTTTTTGACATTGCTGTCATTGATTTCACCAGTAACGAAGATGCCGGGCACTTGCTTTCGCAGTTCCTTAGCAACAGCCGTGAAGATGGAATTGAAATAATCAATCAACTATTCCAAACCTCCCTCCACGTTGCTTCAACCTGAGAAGCCATTTCCTCAACAGCTCCCCACATAGCCATAGCTGCATCGTTGCCGCTGGTGTAATTCAGCTGACCTTTACCTTCTACTTCCTTAACAGGGGTACCAGCATTGCCGGATTCTCCGTAGTAGTACCAGCGCTTGTGCTTGCCGTTTTCTTTGCCGTATGTGCCATGTTCACCAATGTTATCAGGCAATGGAAGCGGACCGACCGTTCCGGCAGCGCCCCAGCCCTGATGTGTAACGCCAGTACCGAACTCGATAAAAGCAACCGCCTTGCCCTCTGCAACGATGGTGCAAGTCTTGTCTTTTTGGTTGATATGGCACTTCACGTCATTAGAGCCAGCATACTTAGCGTTCTCAAAGCGTATCTTTGAAACTTCAAGACCCAGCCAAGAAAGGCGAAAAGCAAGTGCTCTAGCTTTTTTGTTCAGGGTGGTCTTGTATTTGCGAATATCTTCCTCAGCCTGTTTAAGTCCGGCATCGCTCAACCTCACTTTAATTTTCACTTGCAGCCACCTCTTTCAGCGCATACTTCGTGTCCGTGATATGCTCTGCGACCTTGACCACGATGTAGTTATAAGGCGCATCCGGTTTTACACCGAACCAGACATGACTACCCTCGCAAAGTGAATTATTGTTAAGCTTGCTGGAAGAGCCTAAAATGTCCCTTGACGCCAGCTTTGAATATCCAATAAGAAACCAATTTCTCCGTTTCTTTCTTGGCGTGCTGACAATGTAGCTGTAATCCGTAAATGCTCCAAAAGGGTTTGCTTCCGCAGAACCAGTAGGGGGACTGACATTCAGCATCAGCTTTGCGGGGTCACTCCACGTCTGCGATGTTTCGCCGGTTTCATTGCCCCACTCGTCCACAACAGGCGTTTTCTCGCCAACAGGATTCGAGTACCACAGCGGGCGCTTGTCTAGCGGGCTTCCATTGAACATCAGCCGATAACACCTACTCTCGGAACCACTTCATTCAGCAGGGACTGTGCTACATCGGAGCTTTCCCACACACGAGTAATGCCGTTGTTGGTATAGCTCGTCTGTCCGTTTGCGCCGATGTGGTTGTACAGTTCTGCTGCAATGCGTATCTGCAACGACTGATATTGCAAGGGTAGCTCGTCCGGTCTGTTACCGAAGGGGTAGCCCTGCGCAAATATCTTGTCTTTGGCGAAATCAAGCAGCAGGTCGAAGAGTGGGTAGTCCTCGTCCGTGATTTCACGGTCAAGTGCAGGGGCGATGTACTGCCCCAGCTTGACTGCCGCTTCGGAATACTGGCCTTCCATGCTGCTTTCCTCCTTTTGCCTTAGTAAGCCTTGATGCAGTACACGGCGTCCATGCGCTCAAAAGACGGCAGGACGATCTCAGAAGCATAGACGTTTGCGTTGACCGGGTGAACGGTCAGCTCGGTGGTAATGGCAACACCAGTGTTCACGATGGACACGGATGCACCGGACTGACCGGACAGCAGGTCGGCTTCCTCAGGAGTAGTGCCATACCAAGTGCTTCCCAGAGCGCCGGAAGGAGCAACCACCACCATGCCGTCAGGCAGATACTTTTCGCTTGCGCTGTACTGGTCTGCCTTGAACATCTTGTCGTACAGATGAATGGTCAGACCGGTTGCAGACTCGATAATCTGCCGTGCTTCGGCATCCAGCAGAACGGCGTTTGCCTTTACGGTGACGGTCATGAACCGATTCTTCACCTCATCCGCAGCAATCATGTTGCGGAAGGTAGCGGTGTTCATGTACACTTCAGTCACGACCTCGCCAACGCTTGCCAGAACAGCGTCCTTTGCAGCGTTCAGGTCAGCAATGGGGGTGGCGGTGGCAGCAGACCACTTAGACTTGGCGACACCACTGATATCCTTAAAGTTTGTGGACTTCCAGCCGCCGTCCGGGTCGTAGTTGTAGGTGTAGTTCACACCGTTTGCCTTGATGGTGATGCCAGGAACGCCATTGGCGGGAGCCAGCAGCTGCCAAATCATGCGCTCGGGAACGATACGTGCGCCAGTGATAAGCTGTGCGGTGTCATCGTACAGACGGTTCATCACATCACGGGCATAGGGGTCGTTGCTGTCCAGAACACGCAGGATTTCCTGACGGTCTTTCTCGCCCAGATGGTAGCCCTCACGGAAGAACGGCATCTCAGTCTCATCGAACTTGAAGCCCTCACGGGTGCGGAACGTAGCCTTTGCGTCAAATGCGCTGGGCATCAGGGACACACCAACGCCCTTGTGACCACGCAGCCACTTCAGGTCGAGGCCAGCCTTCTTCTTTGCGGGGAACAGTGCGTCAGATGCAAAGGGCATCGCATTGGTGGGGTCATTCGTCCAATAGGCGGCAATCGCAGCCGGGGCAAAGACTTCCTTAAGATTCAGTGCCATGTTGTTTTACCTCCTATTAAGCATTCACGCTGATGTTGTCACGGCAGAAGATGCCGGGGACGGCGGTCTTGAGTGCCTTGATTGCGTCAGCGTCAAAGGTGAAGCTGGAACTTGCTGCTGCCTTCTTGGTGTCGATAACGCCACGAATCAGCAGGGAAGCATTGGGGTTTTCTGCTGGGTCAACGTCATACAGCAGGATGCCATCAGCGTTGATGGTCTTAGAACCAGTCTCGCCAGCAGCAACAGCTTTCTTGCCAGCCAGCGTCATAGGATAGCCAGCCTTAACCGCAGTAGTTTCAGTTACGGTAAAGGGGATGGCGGTGTAGTCATTGGAAGCAAGGATGGTATCGTTGATTCCGTTGACCGTGTTTCGGGTAAACTTCATGTTTTCCTCCTTGTTAATGGAAAGCACTCATTGCGTCACTCGATGCCTTAGAAGCATTTGCGTTCTGCTGTGCAAGGCTCTTGGCAAACGCCACACCTTCGCTATCAGAACCGCCATTGCCATCCGCACCCGGAGGTGTGGGCATATCCTTCAGCAGAGAAGCCTTGTATGCGGTGTCGTGGGCGGTCATAAACTCCGACTGGAACTTAAACACCTTGTCCATGTCACCGTCAGCCAGTGCAGATGCAGCCTTGCCAGCCAGTTCAGCGTCATAACCCTGTGCAACGAACTTCTCACGGTAAGATGCAAGGGTCTTTTCCTTGACGAGGTTCTCCTTGTCGGCAGTCAGGGCTTCAATCTGCTTCTGCATCTCTGCCAGCTTGTCAGCCTGTTCCTGTGCGGCGTTCTCGTCATCGGTACGCTTTGCCTTGAGCTGCTTCTTGTACTCGGCAGCTTCGCCATTGGCTTTCGTCACGGCGTTGCGCAGCTTCTCAACCTCTGCATTAGGGTCTGCAACCTTTTCAAGCGCAGAAATGATTTCATCGGCAGTCATGCCCTCTTTGTAGGCATCACCAAGCAACACATTGAGTTTCATATCGTTAATTTCCTCCTGCGTTTTTTTACCGTTGCTTCCCTGCAACGCTGCGAAATTTGTATCCCGGCTTCCCTGCCGGAATATGCAAAGGGTTATTCGCCCTCTGTTTCTTTATTGGTATCGGTAGTCTGTTTGTCTGCCATGTTTCCGACATTTGTGTCGGTATCATCCTGTTTAGGCTGTTCCTGCGGTTTCGGTGCCTTTCCATCTTCGCCCAGCTTGCCAGCGGCAATCAGGAACGGCTTGCTCATTTCGTAAGCAGCCTGTGGGTCGGGGAACAGACCGGGCGTAGTGAACGCCAACTGCGGGTCAATGCTCTGGCTGAGCATCTGCGCAAAAATCTGAACCTTGCTTTGCTGGTTATCGTACTGACGGCGTGGCAGTTTGATGTTGATGTCACTTGCCATCAGCTTAGAACCAGCCGTATCACGCAGGATTTTCAGCATTACAGACAGGCTTTGGCGTTCAGCATACTTGAACATATTCTCGTACTGCTGTGCCCTTGCTTCGGTGTGATTCCATCCGTTGCGAACGATAACTGCGCCCACGTTGTCTGACGTTGCGTTCTCGCTGCCAGTGGCACTAGGCATCGCGGTCAGACTGCGGTACACGTTCAGCATGGAATCAAGCAGGGTCTGGCTCTGCTGCTGGTCAAGTTCGTTTGCAATCTGCGATACAGAAGCGGGCAGACCAAAAGTGGATTTCAGGCACATTGCGCCAAGTTCCTTCACTTGGTCAAGCGCGTCCTTGTCCACAAGGCAGTTGGTAAACACCATGATGGACTGGATGAACTGTGCCACACCGTCAAGGCGGTTGCTTTCAAGGTCGTTGATGGCATCCAGCACAGGAATAGCTGGTTCAAACAGACCCATACGCTCAGGGTTCAGCTTATATTCGACCATCGGCAGCATTCCGAGGGAGTGATTCTCAGACTTCGTGACCTTGCCGTTGTCGATTTCAAAGTACTGGTTTGGCGTATACACGCAAATCAGGTCGTTCAGGTCATTCTGATAATTGCGTGGGATATGCAGCACGTTGGCAATGGGCTTGTGGCCGATGCCGGAGTTGTAAATCACATACGCCATATCTGGGTCGGGAACGTCCACCAGAAGGGGCGTTTCGTCCGGGTAGTTGCCGTTGTACCCCTTGTCAGGGAGAACAATGCGGTATCCCTGTCCGCACTCCAACATCCACTGCCAGAGCCGCCGATCAAGTGCATCCTTGCCCTCATACTGCAAGGCGTTGGACAGGCGGGCGATTTCTTCACCGTCACCAGTTGCCGTTTCAGACCGCACATAAGAACAGGGAGTGCCGCTCATGTAGCCGGTGTAGAAGCCCACGCACTCGTTGGCATGGTTCTCCACAATTCGGTTGGTGATTTCAGCGTGGTACTCCTTCGTGCGGTGGAGGACAGGCTGGCTACCCAAGTAGTAGTTGTGCAGAAAGCGAATCTCGTTCTTATTTAGCAGATGAATAGGCTCTGCCTTGCCCATGACCACTTTCAGCACGTTTGCCCGATTGATTTCCGTCTCCGGCGTTTCAATCGGTCTGCGTCCGGTCAGCGGCTCATTCAAAAAGCCGTCAACAACTATCTGATACTCAGCCATGCGTTCCTCCTTTCTGGCAAAATAAAAAGCGCAGCAAGACAGACCTGTTAAGGTCTATCTCACTGCGCTTACAACTGCGCTTAAAAAGCTATTCAGTTCTTAAACTTCGGCACGGAAACCCATGTCTCCCTCGGAAGGTTAGAATCTCCGACTGTAATCCAATGGCAAAGAGGGCACAGAAGAGAGAACTTGCCTTCCACTTCGCCAAGATAACGTCCGCAATCACACGGATTGCCGTTTGCGTCTTTTCGAGGACGCTTGCATCTGACTTTTGCTACCATCTGTGCTCCTTTCGTTGGATTTCTGGAAACAGGCTGTTGAGCACAGACCTGTCAGAAGCTACTGGGAAACTGTTCGCACTTCCAGCCGTGCTATTCTTCGCCCGAAGAAAACCATTGCAGCCTTTACATTCAGTTGTCGGACAGACGTAAAACGGGTAAGCTGCAATTTTGGTGCTGCATAATGGATTTGAACCAATGTATGTCCGGTTATGAGCCGGATGCTCTAGCCTGACTGAGCTAATGCAACATAGAAACCCGGCTTGATTGGTTAACCGCTGCTCTTTGCAATGCCATGCCTAAACATCACATTGAGAGCCGGGAATAGCGGTGGAGGCTTTGGAGAATAAGTCCATGCAAAGCTAGGTAGTTGGTTGTGCTGCGTAACGGAATCGAACCGTTGCTTGCCAGCCGTGGGGGAGACAGACTGGCATTCCCCTTACAATTGGAAACGCAACATATAAAGCCCGGTGAAGGCGAAAGAGTGAGAAAACCTCCACCGGTGAAAGGAGGAATATGCTTGTTGACACGCATGCGAGTAAAATGACAAACCTCGCGTGCAAGCTATTCCTTTAAGGGAAGCTGCAAAACTTCCTGTGTACATTATAAGCCTTGTCAAGTGGTGAAATCAAATAAATAGACCCAGCGAACACAATATATTGTGTTTTTAATCAAAACGGCCTCTTGACAGGCTCAATTTTACTGATTCCGTTATACAATTCATCGGCAAGCTGTGCCAGGCTGTCCGGTGCATCATCGTGTGGAACTTTGCCAAGCTGCGTGAACATCGTCACCTGTTCCATGAACGCCTTGTACTCTTTCGACTGGTGTTTTTCGTCAAGGAAATAGAACCGTTTGATGTCCGGCGCATACTGGATGATTCTGGACAGCTTGCTTTGACCACTTGGTGCACGTTGGCTACGGACAGAGCAGTGATAGCCTTGCTGCCGGAGCTGGCTGTCCACCACGTCACAATATTCATCGCCGCCGTTGTTGGCTTCGCCACGCACCACGTTGATTTTGTGCTGGATGATTTTGCCCACGACCTCCGGTCTGGTCACGGTCTTGTCGCCGTTATTGAACACAAGGTCTGGGATGAACACAGCATCACCGTACACATAAGCGATAGGGCAAGCCGTGAAGTCACCGCCGCCCCATGCAATATCCATGACCATGAGCTTGCGATCGGGGTCTCCATCAGGCAGAACGCCGTTGAAATACCGCAGTTCATCGGCAGGGAACAGCAGACCTTCACGCACATAGGGCTTGCCCATGTACTTTGCCCACCATGTTGCATCATCAATGCTGGCTTTCATATCGGCATAGTAGGCATCATCAAAACCAACACCATAGTCATAATTGAAGTTGCTATGTCCGTTCTCATCCACCGCAGGAATCACCCGGAATCTGTACTTTGGATTGTCTGCATACTGGTTCTGGATGCGCCCCAGAGGGTCAAGCACGTTCCAGCGTGTACCGACCATCAGCTCTAATGCGCCTTGCTTTTTGCGGTCTTTCAGCTGGTTCAGATAGGCATCGTACTTGTTGTTCAGACGCTCAACGTTCAGGCTTTCCTCCAAGTCCTCAATCAAGTCATCGCTATACAGAACGCCGCCCTCACCGATTTCAACAGCACCAGTCAGCGTACCGCCAATAGAGCGACAAGTCAGGGTAGGGAAGCGCTTCTTTCGGTTCAGGTCAACGCTTTCGTCCTTTGCGCTCTTATCCACAAGCTGAACGTCAGGGAAGATTTTGCCCCAGTTGTAGGTTACAGGGTCAGTGATGATGGACAGCACTTCACCATAGAAGCCATTGGTCAGCTTGTCAGAGTGTCCGCTCATAACCGATGCAACGTCAGGGCGGTTGCCCATCAACCATGTGATGAAAAATATACAAAGAGTTGATTTCCCTGTTCTCGGAGCCATAGAAATCCCCAAGAAATCTACACGATGGAAAAACAAATCCTCTAGGTCATTAACAAGCGTGTGGAGAATACGTCTGCGTGGTTGGTAAAACTTCTTCTCCGGCGCACGGTTCCATTCAAGGTAGATGCAATAGCTATCGAACACATCTTTTGCTTCAAACAGGTACGTCCGGCTGATAATGTCATAGACCTTCGCCACGTCCTCGCCTGTTTTCATCTTGCCCATCATGGCCGCACAGACAGAGCGTAGCTCACCAGAGTATTTGTAGGCATCGAACCGCTTATCCTGTGGCAAAGCGTCCCTCAGGTTCACCACCGCCTGTAGCCAGTCTTCATAGACCTGTGCTTCTGTTGGATTCTGCTTTGCATACGCTTTGATGCTGTCAATGATGGCGATACACTGCTTTGGCTGCATAAAAAAATAGGCACCCCCTACCTAAAAATGTAAAGAGTGCCTACAACTGCACAAAAATCAAATATTCGGTTTTATAATGCTACTTTCGGAAAATTATTTGCTAAAATCCATCTTAATAAATGGATTGCTCAGTTTATTTGACTTCTTCTGCAAGCTGGTTGAGCCTGCGTTTCAGCTCGTCCGCATCGTAGTACAAAGCGTCTGCGATGGCATTGAGAATATCGGGCTTGTCGGTGTAATCGCACAACGTTTCAATCAGTTTCAAGCTCTGATCTGACAATTTTACGGGTTTCATGCTTTATTCCTTTCTTTGACTATGTAAAGTGGGCTTCGGTTTTTCATCCCCAAGCATTAACTTGTAACGAAGATACCTTTCAATGATGTCAGATCAGACCTGCCCCTGCAGCATTGGCTCTCATTTTGACAAGTTCTTTTTTGAGTTCAAAGTTTTTGCTGTATTGCTCCATAAACGACAGGACATTCATTTTCTTTTGGTTGTTTGGAAAAATAAATTCGTCCGAAACACCGTCTTTTGAAACGCTATAAAAATCCTTTGATATATGCTGTTTCTCTAATTTGACTTCAAATCCATGTTGCAGCAGCCAAGAAATTGCGGCTTCTTCATGCTTGCTAAAATCCCATTTCTTGTTTTCGAGACCTTGTAAAATAGCTTTCATGTTTTACTCCTTTCACCTGTTCTGTTCAGCAATCCGATACCATGTCTGGCGGGTCACGCCAAGCTGCTTGGCAGCATCCGTGACCGTGAGAATGCGCTTCTCCACCTGCTCATGGAGAACATCAAAGAGGTTGCGGTCATACTCAGTTGGCTTGCGGCCTTCCTTGTAATCGGAGCGCTGGCTGGCAATTTTTTTACCCTCTCTGGTGCGCTCAACAATCATGTCGCGCTCAAACTCTGCAAAGGCAAGCATAACAGTTCGAATGACCTTGCCGGTGGGGGAGTTATTCATAACCCCCATGTTCAGGATGTTCACCGAAACGCCCTTATCAATGAACTGGTCTATCAGTTCAAGACCATTCTTAGCAGAACGAGCAATACGGTCAAGCTTCGCCACGATCAGCGTGTCTCCCGGCTGGATTTCAGCCATCAGCTTGTCCAATTCGGGTCGATGCAGCTTTGTGCCGGTGTAAACGTCCGAAAAGATTTTCTGTGCGCCGTTGGCTTTCAGAAGTTCCGACTGGGCTTCAAGACTGTTACCGTCAATCGCCTGACCAGCGGAACTGACACGAGCGTAACCGTAAATCATTTAGATTCACCGTCTCTTTCAAGAACCTTAAGAACAAATTCATCCGATGCAACATCAGCACCAATAGGCTGAATTACGATTTGGTATTTCATTTCTTCCAAGAGCATCGCCATTGTGGACAACTTCAAATCATCCGCATTAACACGGTTTGTCACATAAGAAGAAACTTCATATTTCATTTGCCTCGCAAGAGATGCGGAAGTATATCCTCTGATTTTCATAACGGAGCGAAGAATGTCCCCAGAATTGACTTTATTTTTGGTTGCGCCGCCTTTTTTCTTCTCTGCCATTTTTACCAGACCTCTCTTTCAGCCCCATGATAACACATTCTCGTGTCTATGTCAACATCTTCTTGTGTTTTTTGCGAAATTTTTACTATCAATAGGGTGGTCAAACGGCTGTAAACTTTTTCGTTGCTTTACAAACTGTATACTTGAATAGTAGCCTTACGAATTATCGAAAAATATCTTTTAAGTTACTATCACTAGGGTAAACTAATCCGTTTACGGGAGTACTATCAAATAACGTAAATTTACGTTAGAATGAGTAAAAATCAGATATATCTGATGCAAATTATACAAATTGGGCTGTTGACAACTATATACCAAGCGTCTATAATCTAAGACAGCAGAACACACGATGAATCGGCCAACTACGGTAGATTTATCCTTTGTGGCATAAAAAAATAGGCCATCAGCACCACCGACCAAAGTTGCACTGATGACCTATTCCACCACAAAACAGAAGCTGCGCAACCAAGGGCGCAGTCTCGGTTTCTGTCAATTATTATAGCAGAAGCAGACGACTTCTGCAATAGAAAGGAGCAAAAAACATGAATTTTCCTACGACAACCGAAGAGTTTCTGAAAACCCTCGCACACGGCAAAGAGCCGACCAGCGAGGACAGGGAGTACGCAGAAGCACTTGGTAAGCTGTCCGAACTGAACTATCGGGCAGGGTACGAAGCGGGAGCAAACAAAAATAAGGGCTGAGTTTTGTGCAGAACGTAGAAAGTGGTTTGTCAAGATGAACGAACACTAAATGTAGTGTTTCGTGGGTCTATTTTTACTTGACTTCACCACATTTTGCGATTACACTTAATGCACCTCAAAGAAAGGAGATAAGAACATGGCAAGAAGTCCCTACATCGAAGCATACCGCCATCAGGTAGCCGTTGGCTTCACTGATCGTCAATATGAGTTGCTGGTGGAGCACTGCAAGAAATGCCGCGTATCGCTGTCACAGGCCGTCCGCGATGCCTATCTTGAGAAGTACCCCATGCCAGATGATGAAAACGAAAAATAAGACGCTCGCTAAAGTTTGCCGACCACAGCGAACGTCTTATGAAACACTCAGAGAGTATAGACCCTCTTTGGGTTATTATACCAGAGATGGCCTACTCTCGCAAGATAGAAAGGTCAAATTTCTATGAATAATAATCTTGAAACCATCCGAATCTTCTCCGAAGATGTCATCCCCGTGTACGACACCGACACCGGCGAAAAGGTTGTGCTGGGTCGGGAACTGCACGAGCGGCTCAAAATCAAGACCGCATACAAAGACTGGTTTCCTCGTATGTGCGAGTATGGTTTTGTTGACGGAAAAGACTATGGCTCATTTTTGAGCAATAGGTCTGATGGGCTTGCTGGAAAGCCCAGAACCGACCATATTATCACTCTGGACATGGCAAAGCACATTGCAATAATTCAGCGGACACCTGAGGGCATGGAGATTCGCCAGAAGCTGATTGACCTTGAGAAGAACGTATCGCATTATCCGGTCGGGCAGCCGAGCAGCTTGCAGATTTTGAACATGATGGTTCAGGCCGTGAACGAACAGGCTGCACGAAGTGCAGAAACCGAAAAGCGTGTGGATGCCATTGAATCTAGTTTCAACAATATGTGCTCGATCATGACCCTTAGCGTCAAAGACGATGCACGAAAGGTCTGCCAGCGCACGTTGAATGCCATTGCAACCAAGCGCGGCGGTGGTACGGCATACGCAGACGTGTGGAACGAAGTCTATGATGAAATGAAGGAGAACGGCTTCGATGTTCGCCGCCGTTTGGATAACCGCAAGAAGGATGCCGCGTCTAAGGGCATGAGCAAGACTTTTGTGCGGAAAATCAACGCTGTTGACATCATCTTCGACAGCAAAGACAAGAAGATGGAATCTGCGTTCATCAACTCCGTGCGCCGTCTGGCAGCTGCCACAAACGTGAAGTTTGAGGTCAAGGAAGAAAAGCAGTCCGCATAATACATAACAGTCAATAAGAAAAGCCAGTGGTTAGAGAACATCTAGCCGCTGGCTTTTTATTTTTACCAATTTATAGCAACAACTTCATAAGAATCGAAGTCAAAATCGTTTTTGTTAAATTCTATTTCAAATGGTACAGAAGAATTTGCATTTACATCATAAACATAATCGTAATCTCCGCCTAAAACAACGCCTCCTTTTTGGAAAATAACGGACACGCGAACTCGGCTTGAATCTTTATTGCTAGAATTTGTTATATTGCCAGTAATTCGACCATAGTATTTGCCGTCAATGTAGTTTACGTCAGAAACGTTTATATCAGAAGAATAAATCGAATTACTATTATCGATATAATAAGAAGAACTGGCTGAAACCGAAACAGTAGAAGGTTCTCCTCCTTGGAACGTAACATAGTCAGCATAACGAATTGTATCACCAGCAGCAATTGTTCCAATATAACTTGTATCAACTTTTATAATCTTTCCATCAGAATCTTTTACTGCAACCGTAAGCTGAGCAAGGTTTACTGCTTTGTTTTTGTTATTGTTTGTGACTTCAACAGCATAAGTTTGGTTAATATATCCTAAATTGCGATACCAAGACGCTCCAAGAAGTTTTACAGATACGCTTTCGTTTGAACCCGTTTGGCTTCCATTGCCACCATTGATTCCACCCGAACCAGAATCAGAACATCCGACAAATAGCAGAACGCATATCGCGGCAATTAGTAAGGCCGCAACAATTCTCTTTCTCATTTTTGATTCTTCCCTTCTTTGGCGTATAGCCTTTAGCTGATTATAACACAATCTAGGCTCCGAGAGGGGTCTTTTTGTATTTTTTGGAAAATTTGGAGACTTGCACAATCGGATGGGTTCTGATTTGTGAATGTGGGGTGGGTGTTGGCAAGAGGAACGCCGAAAACGCCTTTTTTGAATTTTTTCTACGGAGACTATCGACCACCCAACCCCCGGCGCTCCCTGTATACCCCGCCGGTGGAGACCACAGCCCCCAGCGCACCCGGACGGCCTACACATCACAGGCAGCAGCGCAGGCCGTGCCAGATGCAGGGCAGACCATGCAAGACACGGCACACACGCCCGGACGCTGGACACGCTGCACCGGTCTGCACCCGATACCAGACAGGCCGCGCCGTGCAGATCGTACCGGCGGCGGACGTTGGAGGGCGGGCAGTGTGTCCGAAACTGTGCAGATTTGTACACACTCAAACATGAGCGAATTTCAACACAAGAATGTGTGCAAAACCATTGACATCAACACAAGAACGTGTTACTATATAGACAACACAAGAACGTGTTATACCACCACAAAACAGGAGGACAAAACCATGAAACTAGAATTCAGAACCAAGAACACCGCATACGGTATGGCGCACTACCTATGCATTGACACTGACGCAAAGACCTTTTCCCGCGTCCCTGACGGCTGGGTATCTAAGGACGTCCCTGTTGTAGCAAAGCGGGACATGGACACTCTCAAGGCTCAGGCCATTGCAGACGGATACACGGAGGTATAAACCATGAAAGCGAAAAGAACCATGCGGGATATCAAATCCCAGTATCCGACCATTATTCAAGTAAGCTATTGCGATGCGCAGAATATGTTGTGCATGGACGACCCTGCAGCCTACACCGCTGGCGTGTATGGATGGAACGCGGATATTTACCCGATCACCTCAGGCGTTGCAATCTGCACCGGGTACCGGCCTTTTGGTAACATCAAGCCCGATCGGGAAACGGTCAGCCGCTACGAAAAGCGAGCACGGGAAATGCGCCGGGACTTGTGGAACGCTGAAGAGCTGGCGGCGCACCTGCACAACTTGCAGATGGAATTTGTTCGGGAGGTATGCAAAGTATGATTACTCTTGATTTTACCCAGTGGGCTGCCCTCTGGTACGTTGGCGGCATGATCTCCGGCGCACTCGTTATGATTGCTATTTTTAACAGTTAAGGAGAAAGAACAATGAAAATTGATGGATGGCATTCCGGCTGTCTCGTCCAGGCATTTCCCTGGATTGATGGCAAATACATTTATGTAAATGTCAGATGCTTTCTGCCCGGTCAATCAATCAGCCAGGCACCCGCCTGGGATCGGTCAATTTTCGTCTTGGATGACGAGCCAGGGCGAGCCATTGTATATAAGTATACCGATAGCCTGGTTAACGCGATATCGTCCGGGAAAATCCCGGACAAGGCACACATAACTTGTGAAAGCTCAAAATTTTTCGTTTGATGGAGGTATAAAAATGACAACGTTCGAAAAAAAGGTAAACGCATACCGCGAAAACAAGCGGTTGATTGAAGAGCTTGAAGCAATGAACGACGCCGTAAAGGCTGAAATTATTGATATGATGCACGGCGCACCCGAAATGGTGCAGGGCACTGCAAAAGCCATTTACAAGGACGTGCAGAGCGTCCGACTTGATAGCAAGCTTTTGCAGGCAGCGCACCCGGATATTTACGCCGAGTGTAGCAAAAAGACCGTTTACAAGCGTTTTAGCGTGGTATAAAGGGGGGTTATAACATGTTACTTGAGTTTAGGACAAAAGCAACAGCGGACGGCTGCAAATACTTGTGGGTTGATACTTGTGCAAAAACTTTCCGCACAATGCACCTTGATTTTATCTCCCTCGATGTGCCGCAAGTGCGCGCCTCCGATATCGATACAATTCGTAGCAATTGCCTGCGCAATGGGTACAAGGAGGCTTTAAAGTGATATTTTCCTGTGTCCTGTTCTTTTTCTGGTTTTTCTCTGCGTTGTTTAAAGCGTCCAAGTGATACCGCCCGGATACTTTAGCGGGGCCGCACCGTAAAGCGACCCCGCCCCAGCCCGCAAGGGCCACACGAAAACTGCAAGCCCTACCAGGGCGAGCGAAACGCTTTGAAAATCAAATATCGGAGGTCACGCATGGAATATAAAATCACACCATCCAGCCGCGGCGGTTTCACGGTTCGTGCCGGATACACCCACAAGGGCGGTGAGTTAAACCCGACCGGCGGCCCCGGCGTAACAATGCCCGCTTTCATCGTTTACGAAAGCTGCCACTGCGACACCCGCCGTGAAGCATCCGCCGCAGTTGAACACATGAAAAAGAAATACCATTGACCCGGACACCTTGACAGGGCGCACCGATCAAAGCGCCCTGATCCCATCCGGCACCCCGCCCACGCTGGCGGGGCTTTTCTTTTGCCTTGCATCTGCTGAGGGTGCAGGGCTTTTATTTTGCCCTGCTAAATGTAGCCCAATACAAGCGTTTACAGCGCGTTTTGTGCCGTAAATGCAATTTATACCGCACACGCCATAAAACAGCACGCAGGGCTTTACAGGCGTTTTTCCTGCAATTTGTACCGCTCGGCCGCCGCAGATACCAGACCGACACAAGCAGCTATAATACCGTCTGCGACACGCTAGAGCGTATCACAGCGCCAGAACGCCCTCCAGCGCATACCGGATACCACCGCCACGCCGGGCGGCTGTACAGGCCAGCACAGACCGCCCTATTATAATAAGGTATATAAGGCGCAACGGTGCCCACCTGTTATAGATCTATGCCAGACAGTACAGCACACCACAGACCATGCAAGCCCGGCGGGGTCTCGATACTTTCCACGCCTGGCATTAGCCTGGCACCGGGTTAGCCTAGCATTAGCCTGGCATTGTGCTTTCTTCCTGGCACGGCGGCGCGGAACAATTGACGGCTACCGCCGTGTCTCTTTTCGGGCTTTCGCCCGATAGCCAATAGAGGTCAGCAATAGTCGTAGCGTTCCGGCTAGAATAGTCGTAACAGCTTCTGGAATAGTCGCAACCAATAGTCGTAGTTTCTCCCGTAAATAGTCGTGGAATAGTCGTAAAGTCGTCAGACGACCAGCTTTTGAAAGTCCTATATATAGTATAGTAATGAGCAGCCCGCCGATAGTCGCAGAGCAACAGTCGCAGCGTTTTCTTGCGAACCACCGTCAAATAGTCGTGTATTTTTTGTGTGAAATAGTCGTTCGCCTTTTAAGAAAAGAGAGGTGCGATAGTCGCTAAGTCATCCGACCACCCCAAAATCAATATGTGTCTTGACACTTGTCAATTTTAATCCTCATTGCATTACCTCAAAATCTTTAGCTATCGTACTTATTATAATAGTCGCAGACAATTGCTCAATCTTTTTAACCATTATTCTGTTGGAATAGTCGTATCATCCGATTTGGTTCGTTCTTCTCCGATTTAATTCCAGACAACTACAATCATATCATACCAACTAGCTAGGATTATCCATTCGGCAAATACATAAATACTTTTAACTATCAAATAAGACTATGCGGCTGGTCAGACGCTTTCAATCTGCAATCAACCGCTCATACAGTTATGCAACATTTCTACATATTCAACCGACTATAAAATGAAGTCAATTCTCCATGTAAAATAATCGCAGAACATCAACCTGCCCGAACCTCACGCCAGTTCTCGCCTACGGTCTGCTCTGCTGACTAACGTTGTAGCTTTTGGAGATAGAGGGTTATAGGGGGAAAGAGCCTTTGTGGAAACATTTGGTTGTCACCTTCAGTTGTCGCAGTTGTCGCACTATTTTGGCGTGGGGGCCTCAAACAATTTATTTGTTTGAGGGGGGAGTTGGGGGGATTATAGGGGGTAATAGGGGTTGTAGGGGAAAGAGGGGGAAGAAAGGGGGGAAGATTGGTATACCATGATACCAACGCATACCATTCGTATCAACTGGTACGATTCGTATCGCTTGGTATGCAATAATCGCATCCGTTTCGTCCTACTTTGCTCTGCGATTGGACGAATAGTCGTTGGCATCCGCCCATCTCGCTGCTATTATCGCAGGAAAGGCGTGTAAGATCCTGTCTGCCGCGTTTTTCTTCTTGGCCCGATAACTTTCACGTCAGACCCTGAAAAGCCGTTATCCGCGCTTCTGCATCGGTCTAATTGCATGGTCTGGTTTGAGATATGCCATCAGCATCAACGGAGAGCCCCTACGAGCGTCTGTGGCGCGTTTTTGCAATGAAGTCGATAAGGTTATCATCTAGCACCCAAAACGCCTTAAAACAGGCTTTCTCGTGGAGCTGGCAAAAAAACAAAAGGCTGCCATTGCTGACAGCCAATACGTTCAGATTCTGTATTCGCTTTCAATGCCGCAAGACAACGTTGGACGAATGAACCAGATAGGTCACGCCGTCAATCTTCACTTGCAGCTGGTCGCCCTCGTAATCGTCCCAACTATTCAGCTTGCCCTCGACAATCGTTCCATCAGGCATTCTCAGCTGTGCGTACGAGTAGCTGTATGTCAAATCGACCACCTGTTTGTTGCATCCAGTCATCAGCATAATGCCCACCAGAGCAGATACACATACGGTCAAAATCTTTTTCATAGTCGTTCTCCTCTCATTACATCCATACGCATTCTTTGAACTGCTGCGTCTCCATCTGGAACGTGATGTCAAGTGACCCCACGTTGCCCTCTTTGTTCTTCTCAAGCGCAAAGTGATAATGCGGCTCCGGCCGCTTTTTCGTTGTCACGTTCTGCGCCAGCAGGATGATTGCATCTGCGTCCTGCTCGATTTGCCCGGATTCTCGCAGGTCTGCGGCTGTCGGTGGGATACCTGCTCTTGCGGTCTCTCGATTGAGCTGTGCGAGTGCTACCACCAACGTTCCTGTGGACTGTGCGAACTCATGCAGTGCCATGCTGATCTCCGTGACGGCACTGTATCGGTCTTTCGCTCCGGCTTGATGGATAAGCTGCAAATAGTCGATGAACACTACTTTGGCTTGCATCCTGATGGACTGCGTTCTAATCCACCCAACACCCTTACCGGCGGCAGAGCGGACAAACAGCGGATATTTTTTGATAGCTGCCAGCCGGTCAAGCTCGTTAATGCTGACGGTCTTGTTTTTGACCGTGTGCAGCGGTACGCCCAGCTGGTTTGCGATGATACGAGCATAGAGGGTATCCGGGTCAGTCTCTAGGCTGAAATACGCCACCTTGCGTCCGTTCTTGGCTATTTCACAGGCAAGTTGCAGGGACAGAGCTGTCTTACCGGCAGACGGTCTGCCGCCGATCACAATGAAGTTGCCAGGCACAAGATGCAAGTTGTTATCCAGCACTCTAAGCCCTGTGCTGATATACTCAGGCTTATCATCCAGCTTGCGGATGTAGTTGTCTATGCCGTCACACATCGGGATGAAATCGCTTCTCTCGTTGCGCAGGTTGATAGCTTCGCCTAGCTGTTCATAGATGCCTGTCAGGTCTGCGTATCTGGTCGCCCCATCAACGATTTTGAACGCAAGCTCTCTGGCTCTGGACAATGCTGCCTGTTCCTTGACGATTCCAGCCCATCCAAGCATCATGTCATGGGTGACGTTTCGGATGAACTCTGCGCCGAAGGCATCCAGACATTCACCCATTGCTTTCTTGCAGTTATCGTACCGTCCCATGACTTCTACCGGGTTCCACTTGTCGTTGTGTTCCCAATAACCACGAATGGCAGCGAATGTATCACGCAGTTCAGGGCAAAAATCGTCAATTTTAAGGTCTTGCAGCACATCGGCGTATTCCGAGAACGTGAGGACTGCCCCCAGCAGGATGTATTGGGTCTGATTTTCAATATTCACCGCAGAAAGTCTCCCTCGTCAGGCAAATCAGCCATTGTCTGCTGATAGCCACCGTTCCAATCCTTCACGTTACGCATCCAGTTCCGTGCAGCAGCTTTCCAGTCCTTCATAGGCGATTTACCGACCTTCCATCCATTCGCTGTAAAGTGGTCAACAAACCGCTCTGCTTCTGATTCCATGTAACCTTGATTGACAAAGTATGTTTTGGCTTGTTCGATAGTTGGGGCTTTGAAGCGTTTGACTTCGTTGGTATTTTTCTTTTCACATTTTTCTTTTTTATCAGATTCAGATACAGAATCAGATACAGATAAGCTACCATTCGCATCAGTTGGTATGTTTGGTATACCATTTATACCATTCGTATCCTGTGATACCATTGGTATGCTTTCGTATTTTTTATCGTTCCAACGCTTATTTATATTTTTCTTGTTTGCTTCTCGTCTACGCTTATCACGTTCTTCCATCTTCTGCACGTTCATATCATCAAACGTCTTAACGACTTTCCAGAGCATCCGCATAGCACGGTCGTTGTCGTATGCTGGCTCAAATCCAGTCTCAACATACTGCGCGTAGTTGCGGATGAATGCTCCAAATTCCTTGTCTGTCAGCTCGTCCATCGCATGAACGTGTTCCAACAGAAGAATCATTGATGTTCTCGGCTTGTGTTCCTGCTCCATACTCAATCCTCTTTGTAACGGCTGTTCCACCGGCTGATGATTTCTTGTCGTCCGTCTTTTTCGTCATACGGTGACAAAACGCCATCTTCACCAAAGCTATAGTAAGCACTATTGCTCATTGATGCATTATGACACTTTTCACACAGAATCATCCATGTTGTGTGGTATCTTCTCTTTGAATCCACTTGATGCAATCCATCGTGCTGTGAACGATTTCTTCATCATCGCCGTACTTTTGGTACGCTTCCTGCATTTCTGTCGTGAATGTGTCAATCATATCTTGCGTAACAACGATATTGTTTTCCATAAGCCCTCCTATACCATCGGAAACGTTATTCAATGCGTCACAGGACACTGAATGTTCGGGTCAATAGTCGGTGTTGCATCAATAGCATCCAGCACCTCATCATAGAAAGCTCCTCCATCGGGATTCGAAAACGAACTAGCTCTGTCTGCGTCCAAAGCGCATTTTTCAATCTTCTGGCGCAGCGCATCTGCATCAATCGGTCTCATATCTGTCAACCCTCCGGCGCATAAATGCGCATCCAATGTGTGACCGTCACGTTATCCGGCAGTCTCTCCCCTATCTCATCCCAGAACTGACCGTCTGCGTAACAGCCAAGAAAGTACGCTGTCGGCGAGATTCCTTGCAACAATTTTCCATCTTTATCATGCCACGTTGTCTTAGTTGCAAGCAACAAAGACTGCGTTCTCTCTCGTGGCTGTTCGCTTGCCGGATGCCAAAGTGTGTTAGCCATTGCCTTTTACCTCGATTGTTGGCGCATTTTCAATAGCTGTTATTACGTCTCCGAGCACATCGAACATCAAGGCGTTGAATGTGTAATCAGCTTCATCCACACTTACATACTCCATCTGCCTATCAGAAAAATAATGTTTAAGTGCATTTGCATCAATCGGTCTGACTTCCATTGCCCTTTCTCCTATCAATCTCCATCCCACACGCCGTCAGGACGCATTCTTGCAAACGCAAGCAGACCGTACAAGGCACGTTTAGCGTTACCCTCTGTGGCGTGCCAGTAGTCGCTATCGTCTACATCGTCGCCTAGTGCAGAAATAGCTTTTTCAAGCATCGGAATGCTTTCTGCGCCTGTTTTGCCGTAAATGGAGCGGATGCCCTTGCTACCCAACACATCGTCACGACGAAAGTGCTTTCCATAATTATAGGTGATATTAAGCCACAGTTCCTTTGTTCCTCCAATGGAACGAGTACCACCAGCAACAAAGTGCGTATCATTCACTTTAAGCGTTTCGTGCGTTACGGGGTCGCACAATGAAATATCATAGCTCATATTCGTCCAGCTCCTTTCTGATTTGCTGGCGTTCAATCTGCTTCAATCTTGCCTTTGCCAACTTGCGGTTGTCAGCCTTGCAAATAGCCCAGTTGTTGCGGTGGTTTGCCCAGCAAGCGTATCTGTGGCTAAATTCGCTTTGGTCGTACCAACCCTTGCCAATAAGCCCTTTATAGGTCTGCTGACGTTTCATCTTTCCTCTCCCATTCCTTGCATCCACGTTCATTCCACACGAAGTCTGCAACGTGTTCTGACTGGTCGTTCACGCACACGCCCTCCGGCTCTGTGTACCATTTGCAAGAGCCACAGGATGGCTCAGATTTGTTCTTGCAGGATTCTGCCGTGCATCGGATAGCCTTGCCAGCTGAGAACTGCTTGATGCCCATGCAAGAGCAATGCTCGGTGGTGCAGTAGAAGTTCATTCCTTCTTACCTTCCTCTCCAATTTCGTAAATGCCCATGCAAATTCCGGTTTTCCCATCGCCACACTGGTGCGACTGTAAGTTATCTTGGAAAATTTTACGGATTCCGCCATTTTTATAAGCCGCAAACACGACATCAAGGTTGGCATAATCCAAAAAATTTTTTCCATCCCAATACAAAAGCTTCCCACATTGTTTGCATTTGCAAACTGTTACATTTCGCATTTTGTCATTCCTTTCTCACACGTTTTCCCTTGTTGAACCGCCCGATCACTCGCTTATACTCTTCATAGCACTCCGGGCATAGGTCGCCTGTGTCCCTGCGCCACGCCCAGTCCTTGAAGTATTCGTCAGGGTTCATCATCCTGCCGCCCAGAACTGCTCCGCAGCGATCACATACTCGCTTGTGGTAGATTCCTCTGTCGGTTTGCATATTATCATCCTTCCACATAACACCAGCTTTGGGGCGGGCGCTTTAAGCACTTATTACAAAAGCGTCTATTCGTTTCGCCCCATTCTTCTACTTGATAACTGCATCTTACTTTATTAAAATTGCAAACTCCTCTATTCCCCATGAGAATGCAATAATGAGTAAACTCAAACAAAAATTTTGGATGTTCATACAATTTCACATTGGAAATGCTCCATACCCAGCCTTTCTTTCCGACATAATCCAAAATTTCTTTTTTCCTAAGACCGGACATCTCTTCAAATCCTTCTGGCAAGCAATCCGATTCTGGCGTTATTTCGTACAGATGATTGCAAGTAAACTCTCCAATAACTTTTCCGTCCAATTGTTCCAAGTGCCCATCGCACTCTTTGAACCATCCATTTTTGGTTTTCGTGCAATAAACATAACATTTGAAAGGTTCATCGCCCATATTCGGCTTTGTTTTCCGTATTTCAAGAGTTTTTATGCCAAGAAAAATAAGATTGCACCAACTCGGATTGATGCTCAACAGAACCGACTTCATTTTTTATTCTCCCTTTCCAACATCCTTAAACAGGATTTCTTTGTAAGCTTTCCAGTCTTTGATTTTGCACGGAATGTCCGTGCCGGGAACGGTCTTTTTCAGCCCATCCATCTGCCAGACGTTCCATGAGATGATGTCTGCGATGCAGTCAAGGAACATAAGCATACAGCCGATTTCCAACCTTTTAGCATCGAACCGATACCTAAAATTTTCAATCAGCGTCAGGAACAGGTTACACCTTGCCAGCAAGAGATTGTCTCCCTGCCACTCATAGCCGTATGTTGATGCGTAGGCACTGATTGCCCAGCACATCCACATATCATAGTCATGGAACTGCTCTGCCAGAACATTCAGCTTCCTATCCAGCAGACCGATTCTGTCCGGCACGGCAATCATCTGCCCTGTCGTGGTATCGTATCGGCTTGTAAGGAACGGCGCTTCTCCACAGGTGACTTCAAGACAAGTCTTGTTGATGTACTCCTTCCAGTCCTCGCCCTTCAGGTCGTTTTCGGCAACGTCTGTCATCTTCTTGCAAACCCAAGTCGGCGTAAATACCTCTGCTTTCTTGCTGGTTCTCTTCTTTTGGTCTGCAAGCCGTTTCTGCACACGAGGGACAATTTGAACCTTGTCTAGCTGCTCCAGCGTGATTTCATCTGCAAATCCCAAGCCAAGTTCAGGCGGTGGGTCTGTCGCCCAGATAATGTTCTTGCCTGTCGTGTGGTCTTGCAAAAGGACAGGCAAAAATGTGCGCAGGCAGGGGTCGGAAAAGTCAATCAACTTGCGTTCTTCTGCTCTCTCCATATCATTTCACTCCACATAGCATCAATTTTCGCTTTGTTTTTCTTCTGAGCTTCTGCAAATGCGGTAGATTCTCTTGCTTTTTTAATGCTATCGCAAGAGATTTTATAATGCTCAGGGCAAAGACGTTTCCCTTTAACGCATGGTTTACCGCATCTAAAGCACCCATTCGGGTCTTTATAATCGTATTTCTTTTTGCTGTTTTGTCGTCTTTGTTTTAACGTGCATTCGTAACACAGTTGCCTGCCACCCCACGAAGGGCGTTTGCCACATTTCCCGCATAAGCCCTGTTCAATGTGTTTTCTTCTTGTTCTCTCTGCGGATTCCGCTTGCCTTTTTTTCTGTTCAACTGTCATTTTTGAACGCCTTTTTGCGTTCCTTTCGCTTGCTTTCGCAAGGCAAACTTCACAGAGTTTATGCTTTGGGGCTGATTCGTTATGACAGATAGGGCAGAAACCATGCGATTCATACCAGCGTTTCGTGATAACTTCTTCTTCACGGCACTTTTCACAAGCAACAAAACCGCTGTTGTTAGGTTTTCCACATCTGGGACATAGCCCTTTTTCTTTTCTTATGCGGTATCTTGAAACTGTCATACTGCTACCCGTTTTTCGTTCATTCCTTTATTACATGCTCCGTCATGTAATCGCCATAACAGTTGCACTTAAGCCATTTGTATTTTGACGAACCTTCCGCAAAATCGAACTTCCATTTTTGGATTCTTTTGATACGTCCACAAACCGTACATCGGACTTTGATTATTCGTTTGTCTTTGTAAGGTTCAAAGGATATTTCGGTGAGTTCACATATAAGTTTTCCGTCTTTCGTAAAAAGAAATCCGTTCATTCCTCTTTTACCTCTCTGTACTCCACGTCAATCCCTTTTGGCAAAGCCGTCTGGTACTTCTGGGCGAGTTGTTCTGCGCTCTGGGCATCGCCCAACGGCTGTTCAGGCGGCGCAACGGTGACTTCCACGTTGTCGCGCATGCCAAAATAGTTCTTGGCTCGGAAAATCCACTCTGCCGGGTTCTCCTGACCGTACATACCGTTGTACGCCCACATAGATTGCATTTGCAGAATCAGCTTCAGGATGTATTTCTGCTGCAAGCTATCGTCACGGCGCTTGCCCGCCATAATCTGCTTCAGGCTCACCCATTCGATGCCCAGAACCAGTGCAATCCATTCCACCACAGGGGAGATTCTGGCTTCGATACAAGCGTCAAAGAAGAAGTCAAGGCGCTGCTGCACTTCAATCGGGTTGTTCATGTCCACGCTCGGAAGGTCTCCAAAATACTTCGCTGCAATCATGCCGATGACCTTCTTGTCCTCTTCGTCACCGATTCTCGACTGCAAATCGCCTGTATTCATCATCTTCGACTTCTCGATAGCCAACTCCTGTTGTTCTTTCACCTTTTTACTCACCTGTGAGCGGATAGATTTCCGCTTGTTAAGCATTTGTTGTTTCTTCTTCTCTCGCTCTTTCTCACGCTTCGCAGCGGCTTCTTCTTTCGCTTTTTGCGCCCGCTTCTCACGCTTTTTCTTTTCAGCTTCGGTCAGCGGCGGTCTGCCACGACCACGCTTCGGGGGTGTTGCCATGTGTCAGACCTCCTTTGGCGGTTCTGGAAGATACGTCCAATGAGTTACATCTCCAAGTACACTGCACTCGTCGTCTTCCCATAATCCGTCATAAGATAAAAATGCAATTTCAATGCCGAATTTTTCTCTTTTTACGAGAACTTCTTTGTCTTTTTCTGGTAAAACTTTCTTGGCATCAAACCATATATTGGCAGGCTCAGATTTTTCCAATATGTTGGCTAAATCTAAAAACACATCTCCAATGCTGCTTCTGATTTGTCCTTGTATGTATACGATGAAGTTTTTGCTATCCAAAAACGGCTTTGCTTCATTCTTTTTGTCAACGCCAACAGTTTTCCAAGCCGCAATAATTGGCTCAACATCAACCAGTTTCACACTCTCACCTCTTCATCTTTTTTTCGATGTCGTCCAGCGTCCCCGCAATCCACCAGACGGAGCAGCAGTTGTCTAACTGTAGCCACCATGCGCACTTCTCTTTTTCGCATACGCACCGACCAAGCGGATTGCTTGTCATCTTCATCGGACAGTAAAGTTCGTTGTCCATTGGTTATTCCCCGTTCATCTCATAATATTTGCTGTAGTTCTCGTTGAATCCCAAACACCAAGCTAACTCGGAAGCCATTTCCTGATAAATGCCTTTGATATTAAGCTCAGTTTCGGATTTCGCACAGCCACTATAAAGACCATACAGAAAAGCCAGCCTTTCACGCCCTACCATGTTGATATCCTGAATCATCATTTCCACCCCATCACAACAGCCGTACAAACGGCCAGACACACGTTGACGAACAGCCAGACGAGCATCGCCTGTCGTTCTTTAAACAGGTTGTCTACCATGTCTTTGATTGTCCGTTCGGACTGAACTACCACCGCCAGCAGGACTAGGCAGACCAGCCAGCGAGTTGCAAATTCAAACATTGTTAGCTCCACCTTTCTCTCAGCTC